CTCTCCTTCTGCGTTCTGCTTAGATAATTCGCCAATAGCGTCTGGGTTATTAGTCTCCGAAGAGCCACTTCCTTTAGTATAATTATACACGCCATCAGCCCATCCGCTTCCAGTAGCCCTAAATCCTCTTGGTTCTTTATCAGCTCTAGGTCTGTTCTCAGCCCACTTACCAAAAACCATATCCTCTATTTGAGATGATAATGTTGATTCTATTTCATCAGAATCTAAATCATTTTTTTCAGCGTATAAATTATAAAAACCTCTATTACCCGTCATAAAGTTACTTACGGCTGCTTTCTTTGCATTAGGGTCTACTTTAAATGCAAATCTACCATAGGACTTGTCCCCTAGATTACCAGCATACTCCATTTCTCCCGTAGATGATAATTTAGCAAAATCGTAAACATTATTCTTTAAGGTTTCCCATTGGGTCATATCAGGCATTGGCGCAAATTGACTTTGAGTTATATTCATAGCTTTAGTCATTGCTTCTTCAAAAGTCAGATTAGCAAAATCTTTTTCAAGCTTTAACCCTAATAATTTATCACCATCCAAGCCAGAATATATCTCTCCAGTTGCTACTTTAGTTGCCCTATCTTTTAATGCAGTTCCTATGCTCTTATATGCCCCAGCCTTTGATTTTAATCCGTTTAGCCCCACTACAATTTCCTCAGTAGATAAATCTCCCGCTCCTTTTATAAAAGCATCTATTTCAGCGTTTATCTTACTCTTTATTTCTGGCGACCAATTTGATTCTATAGTAGGAATACCCTTCAATAAATCTACTCTAGTTTCTCTATCCCTCTGAGCAAAGTTCTTTTGTTGAGCCTCTTGTTGCGCTTCTATACCTTTTTTTTGGTACATACGCCTGTTTTGGTCATCTACAAACGATGTATCTAACTCTACCTTAGGGTCTTGCGCTAATCCGTAACCCCTTAAATTCTGTGGTTTTCTTTCTAATGCCATATCTTATTATCCTCCAAAGCCTTTCTTTAGACCACCAAATCCTTGATTACTAATTCCATAAGCTAATCCCGTATTTACATTTGGCAATAGCGCAGGATTAGGAATGCTGAATGGTGTTTGAAATCCTTGTTGCAGCCCACCAAATCCTTGTGTTTGCGGAACTTGAAAATAACTACTTTGCTGTACGGGTGGTGCTTGATTAGGGACATTCATTGTACCCGTAAAACCTTCGCCTATTCCACCGCCTAGACCATCAAATCCACCGCCTGCTGCAAATGAAGATGCTTGACCTAGCGTACTTACCATCTGCCCTGCCCCTGAGTACATCATCTGCTCTCCCGCACCTTGTAGTGCCATTGCATAATCTTGGTCAGCGTAATTGCTGCTTAAATCCCTTGCATAATTTTGTCGTTGGTTTCCTATCTGAAAGTTTAATCCTCTATTCGCATAAGTATCCATTTGACCTATCGCATTACCCTGAAAGCCCATCGCTGTTCTTTCGTTAGCTAACTTCTGACTAGCATCCATAGAAAGTAATTCCTTATACGCATTTACAGCATTTTGGTCTGCTTGTGCTACACCAACTAATCCACCTCTACGGCTTGCGTTAGCGTTTAATGTTTGTGCTTGTGAGCCTTGTATGTTCTCTAAATATTGTTCCTTTAGTTCTTCTGGAATACCCTCTTTAGCTGCTTCATCATACCTAGCTTGTAAAGAGGATATTTCAGACATTCTTTGATTAGCAAGCGCTTCCATTGTGCCTTGCTGTATTTTCTGCTCCCTTTCGTTCTGAAGGTTTAATGCCATTTCTTGAACCTCTGCTGTATTAGCCGCAAGTTCTCCTTCTTTCTTTTTCTTTCTTCCGCCTATCATTTTAGCGCCACCGATTCCTGCACCACCAAGTAATGCTGCTGTACCTAAAACTGATGCTGCTGTTACTATTCCTGCCATTATGATTGTTTTTTGTTATGTTCGTCCATTGTTATAGAAAAAAAGTTATCCTCCACTTCTTTCATATCTCTTGTGTCTGTTGGGTTAGCTATAACATTTATCCAAACACAATCCTCAATGCACTTTATTAATCTTTTAGTTCCTTTATTTGAGTGCGACCAACAAGGGGCTATATGCTCTATAACACCGTTATTATCTTCCACTAATACCCTTCCTGATAATAAAAACCAAAAATGGTTAGTATTATGAACGGCACTAACAACATATGATTCCGCCTTCATTTTCATTTGTCGCATATAAAGACCATCGGTAAAGTTATTGGTAATAGGAAAATCCTCGTTATTAACTAGGTTTTTTCCATCACCATAAACGCCATCCAAGTTATTGTTACTTATAATAGCCTCTTGCAACTGCTCAAGGCTATCGTTATAAGTAGTTATATCCGATGTATTTTTTGTAACCGCAAAGTCCATTAAATACAAAGATACGTTAAATAAAGCTTTTAATATATCTTAATGTAGAGCTAAATACTTTTACTAACGATGTAGCTGTATTATTGATTTTAGCAATAAAGTATGTGCCTATCATTAAGTCCCCTTGTGTAATAGGATTTGTTATGCCGCCAACAAGAGGCGTATTCTCATCCATTAGTATGTTAGCCCATTGCCTTCCTTCTTTTTCCTCGAAATCTCCGTTGATTAAGCTAGTGCTTTGTCCTCTTTCGTTTGTTCCGCTGTCCAAGTAGAAGTTAGTGTCTGTTGATTCTATCTCTAATGCCCTAGCGTTCTTTGTGTTAGTAGGCTCTACGGCAAAAGGAATGGTGATATATGATTCGTGTTGAGCACCGTAAAAGTTTCCATAAGAGGAAACATTAGGGCTGTTATGTAAATAGAATTTGCCATCTTTACTAGAGCATAATCTACTTCCCGCACTACCGAATGCATCACCTTTGTAATCAAAGAAAGACATCCATTTATTATTCTTGGGGGAGTAATTAAGAACGTATTGCTGTCCTTGTATTACCTCTACGTCAACAGCGGGATTGTATGTCCCCGAACTTGTTACGGTTGCTTGTATTGTAGTTCCACCGCCAAGCTTAGACCAATCTCCACTACTTACTGTTTCTGTTACGAATGGCGCTGCTGTAAATGTTTTTAATACTATATCTTCACTTAGGTCAAGTTCCGTTACTTGTGCTTCTGTAAGCGTTATTACTACTGTTGTAGGTGGCGTGGTTTCAACTGTTCCCGTTGATGTTGACTTATTGTTTATTGATAATATAAACGTATCAAACTCTTTATCGTAAACGCTTTGTATTACGGGTTTATTGATTAACCTTTGAGAGCGTATAAGAACTTCATCAAAAAAGAATCTCATTCCAGCATCACTAATAGGTTTCACTTCTAATCCACTTGATATTAGTACTGTGTTTTTGTTTCTATCTACAAACATTGATGCTCCGCCAAAATAGGAAAGGCTCTCTGGATTGTCTGATATACCATAATCTGATACAGAATATCTAGGAGTTCCGAATACATCAGTAGTTTTGCCTACGAAATTATTACCGTCTAATGAGTTTATTTCCGTTCTACCCATTGGTAAAAGCCCCATCTTTCTGTCGAATAATACTTTTAGGTATTCGTTTTCAGCAAATATTTTTCTTATTGTTCCGTATTCGTTCTTTAATTCTCTAAAGTTTATATCATAGAAGAATCCTAGTCCGTTTATGTTAGTATTCTGTATTAACGGGTCACTCCACCTTAATGTTGTGTTAAGCGCAGGTAGCCTATTGTCTTCTAGTGCTACTAATGGTCGCTTTAAGCTAACTGACCTAGATGGCGTTCTAGCGTCTGCAAATGGAATTTCTATAAGTGGTGCGCCCACAGGAGTTCTACCTGTAGATGGTATTGTTTTACTTGGTGGATAATTAACATTGTCAGTGACAAAATAGACTCTACCAACATACATATCGCCAACATCATTTGCCTGATAAACCAGAGGGCTATAGACAGATTGATTTAAACTAGGAGCTACAGGGTCTAGGTTGCTTACCAATGAATCAAGCCCATCATGTATTAGCTGCCCAAAACCGCCTAATCCTATTTTACACGGATAGCCAAATTCCCTCCATAATGCACTACCTTCATCTGTGCTTTTTTTATACACTTCTAATATATCATTTGCCGCAGGAGGCGTAGTCCAACTACTGTAATCTATCTTTATGTACTTCTTGTAGTTCATTTTAGACACTACGGCTCTACCGCCCTCTCCCGTTACATCTCCGCTTTTGCGCTCTACAATAATTGTAGGTGCTGAAGTATATCCGCTACCTTTCTTTGCTATATTAGGTGTGGTTAATGCGCCACTACCAATTGATGACGTTATTTCAGCACCACCTCCCCCTCCTCCAATAACTTTTAATGTTGGGTTTCCAGTGTATCCAGAGCCTACTGCTGTTATGGCTACTTCTTCTATCTCTCCAGAATCAATAGTTTCTATAACCTTAGATTCATCGTATTGAGCCCAAGTTGCGCCAGCACCAGCGTTAGCACTATTATCATACACTCCCCTTACATAGTAATCATCAGAGAAGTCTAGCGGAAATTGACTATCACTATTATCGGTATTGAATGTTCTTAATGATTGCAGGCTTATTAATGCCTGTCCATTTGCATTTGCTGGTGTATCAGTTCCCGCCACAAATTGATAAGCCAATGGCGTTCCTGCCTCATAATCTATTCCCACTGGTAAATAACATAATTGCCAAGTCTTAGCCCAAGATGGGGGATAGTGACCGATATTCATATTTAAGCTTGTTACGTTATCAGTTGTTCCAATTACATCAAACCAATTTACAGGTTTCTCTAAATCAACGTCAGTAAGAACGGAAGACAGCCTTCCTTTATCGTCAGAGTATCTTATCCCCCATTTGTAAGTAGCCCCTGCCTTAAGACCTTTTTTATATCTATCTTGTGGAACACTAAGTCCTACTGCATTATAATCATAAGAAGCGGTCATATTTAATACCACACCACTAATATCTAAATTTTCTTCTATATCTCCAAATACTAGTCTATTATCTTCTGTTATTGCTAATGTTCCTGCTTTTTTAGGGCAAAATGAATACAGTTGATTAGCCTCGTCTTGGTCTAACGGAACTTTAGCTGAATTATTGTCGAATATTACTTCGTAGAATGATTCATACTGAACGCCACCACCTGTTAATCCCCAATTACCTACAGTAGCACTTGTTGTTGTATCGAACTTAGTGAATGTGTATTCGTTAGATGCGCTTATATCAGAGCCGTCTATATCGGCAAACTTATACCAATCTCCAGAGTTACCATTTCTACATTCTCTATATGCCACCTCTATTCTCTTTAACCTATTCGGTATAGATGAATTTCTATATACCCTAAGCCTTAATCTATAATAGGATTGAGACGGTTTGGCAAGAGTGGTAGTATTGTAGGTATTCATTTCCGATATAGGCGACCAAGCACCATACATATCATCATCAAACACCCATCTGTATCTAAACTGAAAATATTTACCGAAAAGTGAATTGTTACCCGTTCCAAAATCAGCGCCATTTAAAAGTATCTGATGTAACGGTTGTAACGGGCATAAATCAAAATGCTCTGCTTGTAATGCAGTAGGGTATTCAGACCCAATTAATTTATCTACGTTAATATATTTAGGCTCGTTATGATTGTCAGTCCAAAACAATAACGTTTGACCATCTCTTATTATTATAGATGAATCTATGTAATTATTCTCTTGAAAGTTTAAATAGTTTCCTATTTCCTTCCAAAGAAGAGAGTTCCTTTCGGGGTCTTTTCGTCCTACATAACTAGCGGATGTAAACCCAACTAAACAAATATAATATTTAGCCTCTGAAGATATACCGCCCGTTCTTAATACTACATCACCAGCGGTGTAAGATGTTGCGTATGTAGGTGTAGTCCCGCCCAAAGTACCTACTATTGAATAAAAGTTATCTCTAACTAATAATCTAAGGGTTTCATCTAAATAGCTATAATAAAGAATTATATGAGCTCCCTCACTACTCCATAGGAATATATAAGTTCTTTGGTTTTCTTCGTCATCTTGTATCTTAACGCATTTATATCTACCACCAGACGGTAATGTATAACTTACTTCAAGTGTACTCTTTACATTTTCTAAGGCGTTATCATTCCCCCCATCAGTACTTGATACATAAAAGTTCTTAGCCTCTATGTACTCACCTTCTTTTAGGTATCTAGGGTCGGAATCTTGGTTCATTCCAAGATAAAAAAAACGTCTATCTTCTTGTACCATTAGCTTTTAGTAAATGCGCTGCTCTTTCTAGTCTGATTCATCATTTGGTTTTGTGTCATTGAACTGAATCTTTCAGCCATATGATAGCAAGCCCAAGTGAACTTATGCTCTAAATCTTGTATAACACCTCTTGGTGTGCTTTTTCTTCTTCTCTTACTAAACAATTCTATACCCGCCTTAATTGGCTCTCTCATAAACTGATGAACTAGAAACTCTCCGTTTATTGTAGATATATCTTGAAGGTATATTATCATATACTTGTCAGTAGTGTTTAAGCCTCCATTTACGTTGATAAATCCTCTTTCGTAGTCTATACTCCACTCACCATAAACAACGTGTCCATTGCTACCGAAATTGCCTCCTAAGTTCTCTCCGTGTCTGCTTACAGATAGGCTGTTGTTTGAATCTCCGTAACCGTTTGATTCAGCTAACCTTCCCGTAGAGGTTTGTCTTTCTGTATTACCCTCACTATCAGTTCCTCTTGCGTTGGCGATTTTATTACCCAACCCTAATGAAATGAAGTGGTTTGCGCTATTTACAATTCCTAAGTCTATAATTCTTACGCAACCCGCAGGAATTACTATTTGGTCGTTAGAGTTTAACGTAACAAACTTACTTACAGGTATGCCCGTAAAATCATACTCCATCTCCCTTAATGCTTGTATAGCAAAGTCTAGGTAAAAAGATAAATCGTGTGTAGTCTTTTTGCCTTGCTCTCTAAGGTAGTCTTTTACTATGGATAATATGGGTAAGTCTCTATTCATTATGAATCTGCTAGGTTGTTATCGCTTAAATCTTCTGGAATGTCTTTTGTCAATACATATTCTTGAACAGCCATATTAATTATATCCAACTCTAGGTTAGGCGGAAATGGAAAATAATCATCATCCGCTATATCTTCGCTGCTAGATATTGAGTGTACATCTAATAATGTTTCTTCTGTCTGTTTTACTGTAAAGTATATTCTGTCTCCACTTAACCAATATCCCGTATTACCCTCCAACTCTTTTGAGGCTGAACCGTTAAATAAAGAATTAAACGTAGATGGTACTTGGTAGTATTCAAATGTGTTATTACAAGGTGTTATCTGATAAATACCCATATTCTTAGGAAGTACTAACGGCTTAAATGGTAGCTGTAAATACCATCTGTTAGTTCTAGTGTCTTTTGTAGGGGATAATTGCTCATAAGTAGATATACAGCCTTCCCAAACCATATCTTCCATTAAGTCATTACTCCACGCTTGCCAAGCGAAATCTGCAACAACTTTATCTCTAGCATTACCAACAGCAGCTACCATTTCCCTAAGAGATGTCTTAGCGTCTTGCGTTAGCTTTGGGTAAAGCTTCTTTAATGCTCTATATGCTAAATCTACTTTTGTCATTATTTGTAATTAACTAACGCTTCGTTTCCTATTGAGAAACCAAAACGTCTAACTATACCTTGTACTATTCTTTCTGTATTCTGCTCTGGTATATCAAAATCAACCGATGTAGACGAATCGTACACTTCTCTATTAGATGATACTGTAAAGCCCCAAATAGGGTCTAATGGAAGTCTGTAATAGTTGAACTTAACGCTACTAAATACAGAGTAAGGTTTAATTTCTACCGTATCTGCATTAACAACAGCTATGGGGTATTTTGCACTTGCTCTTGAGAAACCGCTAACTTCCGATGCGTCTGCTTCTGACTGACCCATCACTTGAAATTGAACTAGCTTACTCTGTGTTTGATTAAGATAAACTCTACCCGTTATTGATTGCAATTGCATATAATCGCTAGGCTTAGTTACTAAGTTGCTTGAGTTCGGAAAAAGATTAACTGATACCTTTAATTCATCAGCTATATCCATTGTTTGCTGTGAACTTTCAGACACACCTAGCACTTCATTATAAAAAGAAAGTTGTTCTAGCTTTGCGTAGTTATTAAAGTCGCTTGTCTTTATATAGCCTCCTGACTGATTCTTCTTTATAATCTCAAAGACTTGCGTCTTTACGGTATTTACATTTGCTCCCAATTTCTATTGATTATCTACTGCAGCTGATGATATAGCGAATTGCCCCTCGTCTGTGCATATTAATTCTATAACATCAAATTCGCTTAATGTAAGTGAAGCTCCTAATGGACTTCTAAGTACTTGTCCGTTTGCGCCAAATTCAGCAGGGTCTAAGTTTAGTGTAGCACCCAATCCAACATAGAATAATAATCTAGTCCCTACTGCGCATTTATTAATTTGAACTATCTTACCCGTTCCGTCTACAAAATATGTATTACCATTCTTAGCGTTTAATACTGAATCACCCGTAGTAGGGTTAATATAAGTAGCTATATTATTGTATTGACCATATAGCTGTAATGCTACGTTCTCTGATTTAGGAATAGCTGCTGATTGAAGCCCTATAAAAACAGAGTCAGTTCCAGATGTCTTGGGATGCAACACTCCGCCCGAATTATTCCAATAAGCACTACCTAATAATTCACTTCTAATCTGTGTAGCTGTGTCTGAAATCTCACTTCTAATCTGTGTTGCTGTATCTGAAATTTCACTTCTTATTTGAGTTAATGAATCATTAGCCGCATACCCGTCATTTATAAAATACCTGCCATCAGCAGTAGAGTCTATTATAAATAAACTCCCATAAGCTCCGTACATTGATTCTCCGCTTAAAAACATCGTATCTCCATACGCAATCTTCTTAACTTTAAAGGGCTGATTCTTAGTTACCCAATTAATAGTGGCTTGCGAATATCCTGATAAGCAAAACGCAGTAAGTATAAATAATATTACTATCTTTTTCATTTCTTATGGTTTAATTATATGATATGCTACTTTTACTCCCGTATATACAATTGTTCCGAAAGTAATTTCTCCCGTTAAGGAATTTAAACTTATGCTGTATGTGCTAATTGATTCTACGTCATCTCCATCTACGGTTATGATTACATCTCCATCTGCATAGTTGTAGTTTATAAGTTCTGTGAATGTATAGCTAGTAACGTCTGCCGTCATTGTAGCTGAACCCATTCTTACTATTGCAGGGGTTGTTCCTATACCTACTACTTGAGATACTGTTCCTGAACTACCGCAATCTCCCGTACAACTTAATAAGTCTTTTATTTCAGAGGTATAAGCCGCTGCATCCGATGATTTACCGCAGTTATATGCGTTCTGAATTAACTGCCAAAGATTAGACGCTCTATTGAATAGCTTCGTTAATCTAGCTTCATCTGTTTTGTTTCCCGTATTTATAGCTGCATCTAGTTGCTGCTCTAATGCTTTCATGCAACAATAAAGGTCGCAACCATCACTTCCACCGCTTACATAGATACCCTTAGAGCCTGTTACAGCATCTAGTAGTGTCCAAGTAACATCCGTAGAAGTTGCGTCTGTATAATACCCGTTAAATGTATATGTAGCATTTGCTGATAAAGCTACTACCGAAGTAATATCAGGGTCGGTTGAATAGTAAAATACTTTTGTGTTTAATGTCTTTGTAGAACTATCAATGTTAGTTACATAAGAACCTAGCCCTTGTGGGTGCGTAAGTGTTAATGTACCCGTTATTGTAGGGTCTACTGAATTATAAGCGTAACTTGTTTCGTCTACTGCTTTAAAGAAAATAGGGTTTATTACGCTATAACTAAGGTCTAAATCAGCCGTTGGTGAAGAATAAGTGTTATCAAACTGAAATGTTCTTTCAAATTTAACCAAAGGTGCTGCTACATCGAAATACGTTAGCGTTATTTGATAAGAACCTCTAACAACTAATGAATCAGCATCTTTTGGTAGGTTTATCGTATCGCTAGAGCCACCCGATGTCATATTAGGGTTAGATGTGTCTGTGTTATTATAAAATGTAGTTCCTTGTGGGTCTACTATCTTAACAAGTATTCTTGAATCTCCCGAAGCCCAACTTAAATCACCAGAAGCATAAGTAGATGTATCTGTAAGTGTTACGTTTTTGGCTGCGATAGACTCACCTGTTGTGAATGTTATGTCTGTTGATTGAGTTGCCATTAGTTATAATTTGTTAAATACAAAGATACAAAAAAGGTGGGAACTGATATGAACCCACCTTTAATATAAATTATATGTTTAAATTACTGACTACTCATCAGTTATTTTAGACTGCATAGTAAGTTTCAACATTCTTATTAAATAGCTTTTTAGATTAAAACCATTGAACTCTACATCTTGCTCAATCATTTTAACTACGCCACCTTTGCCTTTCGCTAATTGGTTTTCTGCCTTTTTATCGTCTAGGAATAAATAAGCACCCGATTGAATAAGAATACCCGCATCCTTAGCCGCTTGTACTAATTCATTTGGACTAAAGCTATCAATTACATCTGGATTTTCTTCTACGATATAATCATCTCCTATTTCTCCGTTTAACTTGTAAAGGATGTCATTGTAGACTTCTTTACCCGTTCCACCTGATTCACAACAATAATTAACTAATACATCTTTCGATAATAGTCCTTTTCTTACTTTTAAGGCGATTACAGGCTCTTTAGTGTCAGCCCATAGTATTTGCCTAGTCAACTTATCAAACTTGATAATATTAAGCGTAAATGCTCTGTTTATCTGTATTCTAGTTTCTAGTCTAGGGTCATTGATAATCTCTAGTACTTCTTCTGGATTTCTTCTAGCGTGAGAAATTAAATCCATTTTAAGTTCTTTCTCGTTCAATGGAACATTATTTCTGTCTAAAGTAGTTCTACCTAGTAATTCAGCTAATTGAATTAGGTTTTCTTCTCTAGCTTCAATAATAAACTGAATTGCTTTGTGAGTTAATTCTTCTGAATCAAATCTTTCTTCCGCATCTTTAGCTTCTGATTCTTCTGTAAAGATTACTTCTGCATTTGGGTTTCTTTCTGGATTGCTACCGTTAGAGTTCATTGCTCTTAAATACTCAATAAGCATTGAATTTCTCTTTGGGTCTAAAATCATTATCTTGTCATTGAATGTGATTTTAGGTGCGGAGATTAATCTGAAATCTTCTTCGCCTTTGTAGTTATTCCACTCATCCATGTATATACTACGCTGCCCATTGCTAGGGTTGTAAACTGCTATACGCTTGTTTATAACTCCCGTCTTAGGGTTTTCTATGTTTATAATGTCTTTTGCTGGAATTGATACACCTCTGTTTGCGCCACTTCTTCGTGGGTCTAGTGCAACGTGTCTTTTGTCTAGTACGAATGTAACGTACTTCTCTAATTGTGCCATAATACTTTATTAAATTAAAATTTGTAAATACAAAATTAAACAATTTTTAACAAACAAAAAAAGCCCCAATGTTTCCATCAGGGCTTTTAATAGTTTATATAAGGTTAATTCTAGTTAGCCTTAAAGATACCATATCGGTTAGCAGCGAATCCTTCAAATCCTCTATCACAAGTCATATGAACGTTAAGTTCAGCAACATCTGATGTTGGTATTTGAGCCAATCCACCTGTTTCCCATTGACGGAATCCCATATTAGAACCTTTAGTCTCTAAGTAGTTTAATCTTAAAGAAGGTACTGAAGATGTTCCTCCACCAAATTGTGGTACGATTACGTTATCAGAAGGAATTACTAAGCCCATATTAGTGAACTTTTGTCCTTCAGCTCCTAGACCCCAAGGCTTATCAAAGATAGATAAGTGTTTTTTATCGAAAGCAAATCCACCATAAGTGATTTCTCCGAATCCAAACGCTACACTTCTTGAATCAGAAGGAGTTCCGTTGTAAGAAATACCACCTGCTGTTAAGCCAGTTGTAGCTCTCATAAGGTTGTCGATTTCAACAGAAAGAGTATGACCAACCCACATTGTGTTTTTTCTACTTCCTTCGTATTTAACCAACTTAGCAGCTAAACTATCGAAATCATCTAAAGCAAATGAACCAACGTTGTAAGTCTCTACGTTTCCGTAAGCTTCCATCCAAGGAATAAGACCTTGACTTCCTAATACAGTTCCAAATCCTGATGTGTCAGCCAAAGTAGTGTTAGTTACTTGGTCGCCAATCAACATAGACTGCTCTAATTCTACCATAAGTACTTTGTAAGCGTCATAAACAGCTTCGTTGTACCATCCGCTAGAGTTACCATCTTTACCTAAGTTCTCGAACCAAGTTTCAGTAGCAGTTTCTCTGTCTGTTACTTTGTGGTCGTTTCTTAGAGTTTGGATTGTATTCTTATATTCAAATACAGTCTTACTAGAAGAAGTTCTTTGAGAAGAAGCCTCACCCATTAAGTTGTAAGCGATTATAATAGTATCAGTAGTTGCTACTGCTGGAATAGCATCTGTTGGATTCAAAGGAATTACATCGTAATCCGCTCCTGACACACCCGTAACCAAACCTTTTACTCGGTTAGGGAACATTAATACGTCATTCACTCTTACAGGGTAAGTAGTTGTGTTTCCAGTTTGTACATAAGCTCCACCGTTATTAGCGGCATCCCACTTATAAGCTGTTGCAATTGTATGAGTAACTGAAGCTCCTGCTGAACCTGCTGATTCTGCTCCTGCTAGTTTTACTACTTCCTTAATATAATCAGACTCAACGTGAATATACTCGTTGTTCTTGATTCCGTTCATAGCCATAGTCATCTCACAAAATCCAGAAATCATCTGGTTTCCGAAAGGATTAACTAAAGTTGGGTCGATGTTTGGTTTACGAATCGACTGGTCGTATGTCAATGCAAGCGAATCAACGTATGTGTTGTTTGTGTAATTCGCTGTAGTTGCTGGTGTTGTATTAAATCCCATTTTTATTGTTTAAAAAAATTGTTTTACATAATTGTCGGTATATGGGCTTTTCTATATGCGTCTGCGTTCCTATCCTTAGCTACCTCATTTGGTTTGGCTGTGGTTTCGGGCAAAGAGGCATTAGTTAAGTCATTAACCGCTTCTTTCTTATTCTTAGCTGAATTATGCTCCAACATCTTCTTGTGAATACCAGACCTTAACTCTGGGTTTTGCCAAATTAAATTCTCGACTGTGACTGCTAAACCTTCGTCCTTAACACGATTTTCTATAGAGCCGTTTTCGTCAATTAATAATCTGAAGTCATTCTTAAAGATATTTCCTAAAGCTTCATTCAATGTGCTTACATTTTCTTTTGAGAACTCGTATTGTATTACGTCATCCCCTACTTTAATATCGTAAGCACTATTCTTATTAAAGTAATCATTAACCTTTGCCTTAAACTGTCTTTCCGCTTTTGGAAGGAAAGTTTGTAGCCTTTTTTCTTCTTCTTGAGCCGTTATCCTTTGTTCATCCTGCGGATTCATAGGTGGCTTTGCATTTTCTTGTCTTTCTTTTAGCTTACCTAAGTAAGTTTCAGCCTTTATGTCTAAGTCAGCTTTTGCTCGTTTATGCTCTCTGTCCTCTGCCGAAAAATCTTCGTCATACAAAGCGTCATAATCATTCTCTAACTTAGCTCTTAGCTTCTCCTCTGATACATTAGGAAAGTCTAATTTATACCCCTCTAACACAACGTCTAATGCTTGGTTTACATCATTCAAGTTATACTTATTGTAATCTTTAGTTGTTAAAGACCAATAGCTGTTGTCATTTAAGTCGTAACCTTGCGCTTCTAACTCTCTTGCTCTCTTAATAAAATCACTTTCTTCTGTTACATTTGATTGTGATTCTAACCATTCTTGCTTTTGAGCCTCGAAGTCTTCTTGTGTTAAATAACCTAAGTCTTTGGCTTTAGAGCGCACCAAATCTTCATTTAGTTCTGGTGCTTGCTCCTCAACCGATGGAGGTTGGGACACGTTATCTTCTACGACAGCTTCTTCCACTATCGCATCTTTTATAGGTTCTTCCGTTTGTGCAACGGGAGTTTCGTTTTCTACTACTTCAGTTGCTTCTTGTGCAACCTCTTCTGATTTCAAAGAACTATATTCGTCCTTGCTTTTTCCTAAGCTAGTGTTTATTTCTATTCCGTCCATAATAAATTAAATTGATATATACAAAATTAATAAGATTTTTTAACAAAAACCTAAGCCTGTGTTTGACCCGTTGATGCGGCTCTTTTCTGTGCGTCATCTGCTGGTCTAGGTGTGCTTCTTAAAGGCTGTGGTATTCCCCTCTTACCGCCACCACCGCTAGGCGTAGAGCTAGGAGTAGATGTTAATGAAGAAGATGGTGAGCCGCTAGGGGTGTTGTTTAATACCTCTGTTTCTGCGTTTGTGTTCATACTTGTTTTTATCAAGTCTTGGTCTACTTCACCCTTTAAAACAGTTCCTAATCTTACTTCTCCTGCTTTTACTTTCTCTAACTCAGCCTTAAATTGATACTCAGTTTGCATTTTTTGCATAGCGAAACTATGCTCTATTTTCATTAATTCTAAGTCTGCTGCTTTTGCCGCTTGATTACTTTGAATCTGAATTTGACCATTAGCTTGCTGTAATTCAATAGAGCGTTGGTGCGCCTTCTGCATAAACTTGTCTGCCGCTCTAGCTAGATATTCGTTAGCTGCTTTATAGCTTCCCGCTTCTAATACCTCTCTTGACCTATTAGCTTCTGCCACTGATATTTGCCCTTGTTGTATCGCAATTTTAACAGACTCTTCAAACAATGCTTTTTGTTGTTCTGACGGCTTAAACTTAATTGATATGCCTAATTCAGCATTTGTAAGTTCTTTACTTGCTTTAAGCACCTCTACTCGCAAGCTACCCATAGCCATTTTATAGCCGTTAACTTTTATGCCTCTAGCTATATTATGCTTAATCATTAAGGCTATCCTATCTGATGTACGCTCTATGATATTAGTGTATGCGTCTGTAAGTTGTTTTGTTGCGGAGTTATAAGCAGATTCTCTCTTTTCTTCTACGCCTACTAATGCGCCTTTAGCTGCTGCTGTTCCATCTATTGTAGGGTTAATACCACTCACTTGATACATTTGAGATACCCAATGATTGTATATGCCTACTAATCTCTCTACGTCTGATGATAATCCGTTTTCTAATTCTTTTATAGGTGGTTGACCCGTTAGTGTTTGAGGTCTACCATTCTTATCGTGAGAGCGGTAGTATATTCTACCCGTCTTATCGTAAATCTCTGCTAGTCCCTTATCGTCTACCAAACCGCTACCCATTCCAGATGTAACCCCTTGTAGGGCGGAAATATCTATTGCAACGTTCTTTGGTCTTGCCTGACTAATTAAGTGCTGTATCTTTTGCTCTATATTAATCATTTGACGTACATAAGGAATCATTGATTCAGTCATCCCTTGACTCATAGTATCTTGTACGTTAGGCGTGTAGAACACTAAGTCAAATTCTGCATTAGTGTCAATTACCTTGTCCTTAATGCGTCTTACTATGTCGTTTTTCTTTTTGTACCCGAAACATTTATTTGTATCACATACTAAGTAGCCTTCGTAAATGTCTATAACAGACTTTCTGATTACTTCTGTTACGCCTCTTTTCTTAACTTTCTTTCCTTCTTCATCCTCGTAATACTCTGTGTAATTACTAGGTACTTTATCAAATGATACGCTATTTCCCTTCTTAGACTTTTTCTCTCTCCATACCTTGTGGTTTTCAGACTTGAATTGCCCAAACATAACAAGAACATTAAAGTTATCATATTCATTTGAAGTTATCCCTTCTTGGTAGTAAGAACCAAATGACCAACTCTGATTAGATACGCTTCCTTTATTTCCTGCATATCTCTTTGCTATGTCAAATAGTTCTGATTCTGATAACTCTCCGTTTGAACGTTGTCTTAGTTCATTTATAGTCATCTCTAGCACTATGCCTACATAGGTTGCGTCTGATGCGTCTGGCTTAGTGAAATAAGAGTATATTAAGTTTTTTCTGTCTATTGCTTCTGTTATAATGTTACCGTTTCTATCGAACCTAGTCCAAGTTCCTGCGCTGTCTAAAACGTGCAAATCCCTTGATATAGTTTTCTTTATTTCCTCGAAACTATTGTTTGCGTAAACATATCGTATTCCATTTTCAATAGACTCTTCTTCTTCTGTTTTCCAATTTAATTCTGCATCAAATTGTACTTCGTCTATTGTGTCTGGAGCGTCTTTTACCTCTTCTTTTATCTTGTCTAAGCCCGATGTGTCTTGACCTTGCGCTTCCATCTTAGCGATAGCGGCTTTAATCTTAACCTTACCGAACATCTCTTTCATTCGGTTATCTAACTTATCTGTGCTGTCTTTGTCTATTGCCGTAGCAATTACATCGTAAGGTCTGTCTATTAGCTTGTTAGAAGAAATGTTGATTAGGTTCTTTAATACCCCTGCTGCTGCGGGAGTGAAATCTTTAGATAATAATGATGTATTACCATCTTCTAAAGTATCTCTGTCTTTATACTCCTCAATTGAAGGCGTACCCATAGCAAAGTTCCGTAAAGTAACAAACTTCTTTCTTTGGTCGAAAAAGTTATTAGCATCATTACTATGCTCACCCCACATAGCCCTAAGATAAGCTAGACCATACTCTCGTGTAGCTTTCTTCTCTTCAGAATCAAATGGGTTTGGGAATCCTCTAAAGGATTTTTGAGCTTTTATATTATCCAAGTTGCTGAATTTCTTTTTACAAAGATACTAAAATTAAGATTAATTAACTATAAAGTTATTTAACCTTATATATTTTATGAAAACTCATTACATTAAAGTCTGCGGGAGCTGATAATTCTGACGTATCTATATTCATTCTACTCATTTTACACGCTAGTATTGCTATCATATATGCCACCGTTGCATCGTAGGGAGTCCAATTGTCTACCTCGAAATCTTGTAAATCTTCTATTAGGTTAGGGAATGGCATTGAGCCGTAAGCAGGGCTACCCGTTTGGTCTAATTCAATATAACCTATATCATCTACAATATGCGCTCTAGTAACGTTTACTAGGTTCTCTCGTATTCCTCCATTAGTTGCGTTATAAAAGCCTCTCTCTTTAAACTTTTTCTTTTGGTCTTTCTCTAGTTCGTTGTACATTAAGTATTCTTCACATCGTTTATTCTCGAAATGACGAATCAATACTGACCCTGCGTTATTCTCTACGAACACTCTAGCTGAATAGAATACAGCCATCATTCTCATATCCTCTGCAAAATCCGTTGGGTGGTCTTGTCTGTATAGATATTCGCATACAGCTTTAGGTGTTTTATTTCCCATATAACCTATATCAAGAACTGCGTAAGCTGCGTTATCAGAGCCGCTTCCTACTACGGGTGCTTTAAGGTTTGTAGGGTCAATGCCTATTCTAACGTGTTCTCTTGTTGGTTCTCTACCGTATTCTGATATTCTGTATTGGTTTCTATCTTCTGTTGGCGGCATCCATGCAACAGTCCATCTACCGTTTTCCTTGTCTTCTTGAAAGCCTACTTCGTTTTCTTCTCCGTTTTTCCAATAGAAGTTACCTCGTCTGTTTTCTGCGTAAATACCTTCATCTTCGTTATATTGTGATTGCTGCTGTATCTTAGCTAACGCCCAAGGACTTGCTGTTGATTCCATTAACCACATATCAGATTCTCTTAATGGATATTTCCTTCTGTATGATATAAGCTCAGAGCCACTTAATCTAGCCATTTCAGCTTCGTGAAACCTTCTAGCGTACTCTCTGTCTGAATACCCCCACTCATCAACCTTATACCCGTAATCAGCAGGTATAAAGAGTTTTCTTAATCCACTTATAGTTCTACCAAGTAAAGGGTCTAATGTCTTAACATTTGAGTTATCCCAAATCTTTTTAAATCTAGCACCCCCAAATCTCTCCATATCCTCTACGGTTGTAGTATGCAAGGACTTACCTACCACCTTATCCCTAGACATAAAGCATTTAGAGTTTACCTCCCAACGCTCATCTACTTCTGCTACACCTTTCTCTACCTTTCCTTCCTCATCGTAGTACCCAAATCTAAACCCTAATCCATCTTGAGCCATATTGTTAGCGGGGAACGGCTTAATCCAAGAGTCTAATACATATTGGTATTCCTTTACTTCGCCCTTAGAACTTTTCTTTTGTGGTGCGGTAAAATATATAGCGTTACTTCTTTTTGTTTCACCCGTATCAATAGGCTTAAAGAAGTCTGGTAGACGTTGCCAAGATTCTTGTATTTTTAAGAATACCTCTACGGCATCTTTATTTGTTTTAGATTGTATAGCGCACTTAGCACCCTCTAACATCATTGCTGTTGTATAGCATATAGCCCCGCCAACAGATGTATTATGTGTTACAGTATATGATTTTCCAGCTAAATATAAGCTATTCTTAGAATCCACTGATATGCACTTCACAGGCTTACTGTCTATTACCTCTATCTTTTCTATGCTTTTTACAAACCTTCTTTTAGATTTAGGGTAGTGCCATCTCTCTGACTTTCTTTTTAATCGAAATGGATTGAACTTAGTCATTGTGTTTATACGGTAAACCTCGCATCTATACATAGAGTCATCACTACGTCTCATTGTAGCTATCTTAGTTTCAATTACACATTTTTCGCCTAAAGACCTTAAAACTTCCGCTATATCATCCGATAAGGCTTTGCTTTTCTGTGTAATTTCAATACTCTTTCCGTTTTTCCCTATACTCCCATCCGAGTCCATTAATCCCCTAATAAGTTCTTGGCGCTGACTTATTGATGAGTGTTTATATATTTCTGGTATTTTTTTGCTTCTATCGTCTGCACTATTCTTTTTTATGAATCCAAGTTTCTTTAGTTTAGAAAGCATCCCATCTGTTGCGGTGAATTGACCTAATTTATTAGTGGATTTATACGTCCCAAGAAGCGTTACCTCATAATCTGTTCTGCATTTTTTTGAAACATAATTTATTCCTAAATCATCTAAATATTCAGTTATATTATGTAAATCAAGTTCTCCACAATGTATCTTAGAGTTATACGAACCCCCGTCTCCTAACCAATATCCAAAAAGATAAGGGTCTATTGGTAAATTCTTGTACTTATATTCGGTGGGTTTTGATATTTTTATATGAAAGTTCCTTTCACGACTATAAACCATTAGTGGCATCTGCTTCATTTGCTTTGTGGTTAAAACATCTGAACTTCCTTTGTTTTTTTTACCCCTTCCTCTACGACAGTTATATGTCATTACTTCCCATTGGTGGTCATCGTCTGCATCCAAGTAAGTGCCATCATCAAACCACACTCGATTAACAACCCTTTCCACTTGAAGTCCTGTAACGTAAGTGATATTGCAAGGCTTACCATTCTCATCAAATACCTTATCACCAACCTCTAAGTCTTTCATTTTCACGAATCCGTTAGGAGTTGGAATATCTGTATCTACACATAGAGCTTTCCCGAATCTTCTACAAGTCCCCCAAACCGCACCCAATGAACTTTTGTCCTTCTCTGTACAATCCCAATGGTAGAAGGTATCTCTCTGTGCATCAATGAAATCTGGAGTTGTGTATGTGCCATCATTAACGGATGGTATTATCCACCATTGAAGCATAAAGTAATGCTTACCCGTTACATATTCTAGTTGGTTGCCATTATAGAAGTGTATGCCCTCGTCTAGCCTTCGCTGTTCTTCTGCTACAAATTCTATTAATTCGCTTTCGGATAGCGTGTCTATTATATCCCTATCGTGTAGCGGAAACTTTCTATCATCCTTCTCTAAACCAAAATTAAATACATCGCCAACATCTGGCGGGTCGGGTCTTACATAATCATAGTCACCTACTCGTATGTTTGTTTGGAAATCATAGTAAATTTCGTGACATTCCTCTATGCCCTTACTTGTCTTTTCTTTGTTGGGCATAGAACTCTGGTTTTAATTCGCTTGGTTTTAATCTAGCCCTCTTTGCTCTAGCTAGTTCTGTTGGGTCAATCTTTTTTTCTAGGTCGTAGATTAAGTCTGTTAGCTTTTGAACTTTATCTCCCCACTTAATAAACTCATTAAATTCATCGGAATCTTGACCGAATACAATGGGAGTGTTTTCTATTTGAGAAGTAATATCATCTACTTGCTTCTTCATAGATATATAAACATTCAGTAGAGGGCTATCGAATACCTTTTTCAATATCCGTTTAGCCTCTACCAAATCAAGTTTATCTATGTCCTTATTCTTCATAATTCTGCTAGTACGTTAGCTTCTTTTACAGCGTAATACTTGTTGCCGTTAAACTCAAATGAGTTATACCCTCGCTTCATATAAATAAGCTGCGTGTCTTTCTTATATGCGTTTGAATATACTACCTTACCTAAGCCTTTTGTTACCTTTTCTTTTCTAGGTAAATAAATGCCGTTAAAGTCCACCCACTCTTCGTCATCATCCATAGCTTCCATTATAATCCAATCACCAAAAGAAATCAATTCATCCCCATTGATTACAGCAAAAATATAGCTAGAATGTGTGAATATAACATCCTTACCGTCTACTTGCATCCACTCACCTTCAAATTGGTCTGATGGATAGTCGTTATCCTCTGCGTAGATTATGGTATCACCTTTCTTTAAGCCGTAGCAATCAATTACGATTATACCCCTGTCATTAGGCTGCTCTACGGTTTGCGGAATATATATACCGCTATCGGTAGTTTCTTTCTTAGGCAGTTTCTTAATACCTACAAAACCATTCGTAGGCACTTCGTTTATCGCTCTTACATACTGAACGTATTCTGAGTCTCGTAAAAGATAATAGAATATACCTTTTTCAGTTGTACCATTCCAATCTTCGCTAGAAAACTTTCTGTCATCTAGCCAACACATTCTATGGTCAAACCAAATCTTACCGTTAAGTTCTACATCTAACTTTGTTGAGTTTTCTACGACAATGCCATCGTGTGTCATATGCTTACCCTCGTGACCCCAATTAGAGTCGATTATAAGCCCGTTTAACATATTAGCCTTATCATCGTCTACTTTTACAGCGATGTAGTTTAAAATGCCTCCTTTAAGCATTTGGCAATATAAGATTGCTAGGTGGTTTTACCGTTGGTTCTGGTGCGTGATAATTTACAGCAGAAAATGAATCTGTCTTAGCTACAATTGTATCTGCGAACTCTATTAATTCGTTAGGTTCTGTTACTCCTGCTCGAATAGCTAAGTCTAATGCAAATCTATAAGAACCCTCTAATGCTGATGCTTTTTGTAATTCTGCTTGAAATTCTTGCTGTGCGCCTTGCGCTAATTGCTGATAAGCCATATTAGCTTCTCGCTCTTTCTTGTCTGTCATATCTATTAAATTAAAGTTTTAACAAATATAAACAAAAAAACCCCCGATTATGGCAGGGGCTTCTTAGATAACATGAAAAAAGATGTTCTTTATTATAGAGCGTTTACTAAGGCTCTAAATTCGCCTACGCTTATGCTTAGTTCGTATCGCTTATCTTGATTGCCTTCACTGTAAAATAACGTACAAGCCGTATCGCTTACTCTAACTACTCCCGTAATTTGATTTACATTAATTACAAAGCCTAATCCAGTTCCTTCTAGCAATTGAGTTCCGTATGTTGAAAACAACGAATCTTCTACATTAATGATTGCTGATTTTCTCTGACCTCTGTAAAAATACTTTACTTCTGAAGTTGTATCTCCCGTTTGAGGTGTTACTTTATAAATATCACCTTCCATTACAGTTGCGATTGTGTCGCTACTTGCGAATGATACAAGTACCATTGCCTTTTCTTGTGCGAATACAAATGATGTGCTAATCGCTAATATAAATAATGCTATAATTTTTTTCATTTCTTTTGGTTTAGTTTTCTTTTTACAAAGGTAATATTATTTTTTAACTATTTTTCTTTTCTTGGCTTTACCGCCTCTAGCGTTTTTATCGCCTTTTGTATCGCTCTTACTTCCCCTGTTAGCTTTTACGGACTTTAATCTTAGTCCGTTCTTTGTATGGCTTAAATCACCCGTATCTTTACTTACAATGTTTCGCTTTCTTCTAGCTTTTGATAGTTCGGCTCTTTTTTTCTTTTGCTCAGGACGAGAATTTATCTCCTTATCCTTAGCCGCCTTAACCCTTCTAGCTTTTTTAGAATTTCTGTAATACTTTGCGCTATCACTTAATTGGCTATATGGTTTCTTTCTTGGTGCGATGCTACAAAGATAATACTTTATTCATAAGGACATATTTCTTTATAAAACTCCTCGTCTATTTCTTTGATAGCTTTCTCTAGTCTATCCTTCTCTAAAATAGACTGCTTTATCTCGTGTTTTGTAGCCGTTTTACCTAAATCGGATGCTATGTGCATTTCGTGTAATAAAGCGTCTATATCCTCTCTATCTTGGTCGTCTGTATAATATCCCATTATCTAAATAGTTTTTGTGCTGTCTGATTATTTAACCTTACTTTTATTCCGTGTGCTAAACACATTGACCTAAATTCCTCTATGTCTTGCGGAAATGGAATTACAATATCATCTCCTATTATAATTTCAGTTGGGTATATATAGTCGTTTAAATCTTTTGAGTATTCAATGCAAGGAATATATGCTATGCCATCTCCGTTCTTTTCTTCTCGCAAAGTTCCTTCAGCTAAATGACGCATCACTGTATCTGAATCAAAAGCATCGCAATAAACGGATGTTATAGATATAAGTTGCTCTTTGAATAGCGGATTATTAGGTCTTAACCGATTTAACATTTTACTTAACGAATCCATTACTTGTACATTTTGTATTTTTGTTTCCACAAATATATAAGTAAAATCAATCGAAATACATTATGGATGAATTAATTTTTAGTAAAATACGCTCTATATCTTACGATAAGTATAATGGTGGGGATATTAGAACGTTTACATTTACCGCTGGTCAGCATATACGCTCTATGAGTGCTACGGTTACAAGAATAACATTTGACGAACTACACTTCATAAATACCAACACTCCTAGATACATTATATTTATTCAAAAGGATAATGAGAGTTATGAAGAACAATGGAAGGGTGTTCCTGCTTACAAGGCTTTAATTGAGCAAGACTTATCTATTTAGCTTCTTCTCTTTCTTTTGCTAGTTTATATTGGTAGGGGTTAATCTTTAGCCTTCTCATTCTTTTTTCGGGGTGGTTGTCTAGGTATTCTAATATCATTTCTTGTACGTCAATACCTTTTCCCATAGCCCAAGATAGGTTTCTTCTTACGTCTGACTCTAATGGCTCTGTTCCTAGTCTATGTATCCACATATTGTAAGACTTCTCATCCATCTGTATTAAGTCTTTACCGCCAAATTGCGCTGCATCAATAACGTATGAAGGGGATTTATTTAAAGCTAATGCAATAGCTATCACTTGACTTATGTTTAGTCTGTATAGAGGTGCTGATAATATCTCCCGTATTTCGTTTGTGCTAGTAGTTTTAGGTAAACTAAGCAGCACTTTAATGTCTTTAAATATAAGCCCCGTTTGTAATAGCTTATCTAGTAGAAATATTTTACTGTCGTCTTTTATCATTTAACAGCAAAAATAAATAATATAAGCGACATTAACGCTATGTTTCCCTTTCTTCTACCGTTATCTTAGAGCCTCCTTAATAGTCTTAATTAATAAGCTACTTCCGCATTAGGAAAAAAGTCCAGTAAAATAGGAGTTGTTACCGATGATTATAATCTAATATATCTCATTAAGCTAAAGTTCTTACGCCCGTTAATGAAATACTTAAATTCTCACAACTAGCATTACTTGATATTGAAATGCTAACATCATCTCCTATCGCAACGGAATTGTCCGTTGAATGTGCTTGACTAACCTCAGATGTGCTAACAGAATTTGAACTACCTCCTAATGCAGTTGCGTTTATTGATACCGCAAGCGTACAAGTTCCACTTGTTGAAATTGTAGTTACTTCTGTTATTGTAAATGGGTATGCTGCTTTTAAAATTACTTTTTCTGTTCCGTCCTCTGGTGCTTTAATGAAAATAGAAGTTTGTTCTGTTTGGTCTAATGCGGCATTAGCTCCTAAAGCATCAATCCTAGCCTCTATAACAGAAACAGTTTCATCTAAAGTTATTTTCCTTCCTCCTTGTAATATTATCTGACAAACACCATTAAAATCAATGATATTTTCTATAATTAAAGAGCTTAATAATATACTCACGCCACCTTCTGTTGCAGAAAACAAACTGCCAGATTCAGCTTTTATAGCCGCTAAAGAATCTGAAGACCTATATCTGTTTGTAGGTAGAAAAGTTTTAACAACTCTATATGTTCCTGTATCTATTACGCTTTCTATTGAAAAGGTTGATATTCGCTTTGTTTCTCCGTTAGTTAGAGTTAAGTTGGTTATTGAACTATTTGCAGACATAAAAATTGGTTTAAGGCAAAGATACTAAAAATAATAAAAATAATAACAATGTTCGTTGCTGAACTGTTGTCTTCGTCTAAGTTAAGGTAATATCCAAACCCTTAACGCACTGGTACGATACCGTTAAAAAAAATATACTTAAATAATGATAGATATTAAATTTAACTGCTGTATTTTGATTGAAATTGTCGCTTATATGCTACATTAATAGCTGTTTTTTTAGTTAATGATGGAATATTCATTCATCTGCTATATGTTTTTTTCTTTTTTTTATCTCTTTTACTTTTTTTGTATAATAAAAAAAATGTTTATGTTTGCATTAACAACGAGTGCAGTCGTTAGAAAATATTTAAAATCCTTCCGTTAGTAGGCTCTGCACAGCCGAAAGCGTGAAGGATTTTTTTATACATAATAATTTATGAAAACAGGAAACATTGTAAAAGCTAAATTTACTGACGAGTTTGTTAGAATACATAACTCAATAGCTAGAAATCCGAAAATGTCAATGAAGGAGAAGGGTCTGTTATTGATAATAATGTCATTACCCGAAAACTGGACATTACACATAAGTCAGCTTCCCGCTTTTTGCGGAGAAGGGAAAACCGCTGTCAGAAATGCGTTTAAGTCCTTGAAAGAAAAAGGCTTTATTATTGAAGTTGAAATGAGGGCTTCCGATGGGAGGTTTAACGGGAAAAATTATATGGCTTACTACGAAAGTCAAACCATTGAAGAATTTATGGTAAAACGCTCTACAACCAAGGCAGATTCACCGCGTGCGGGTTTTCGGGATGCGGATAAACGGGATGCGGATAACAGGACACTACAAAGAAAGAACGTTACACTTAATAAAAAGAAAGAAAACAAAAAAGAAAAAGAAGAAAAAGAGCAGTTAGATTTTTCTTTTTTTCTTTTTAAGCTTAAGCAAGGTCAGCGCATACCAAAAACAGAAGTACCTAATCATTTATTAAATGAATTTAATTCTTCAACAGAAGTTTTGTATAATCAAGAAGAATCATATTACTTTATGCTACCATTTTAATAACAGCGAATTAAACAAAAGATTATATGGAACTAGTGTATATCGAATTAAAATGTATAATAATTAAATATTAAAACAATGGGAAGATTAACAGAAACAATGGCGTATTTAACAGCAGAACCCAATAAGTTTAGTAAGCTAACTAAGCAAGTGAACGGAGGATTCTTTTATTTATCATATATAACTCCAAATGATGATTTAAAAAAAGTTAGAAGTAAAATGAAGCTATATAAGAAGGATTAACTTCTATTAACCTTTACGTTAGGATGTTTTATTTATGTTTGCCTTAAATAAAGAATTATGGAAAAAGAAGATAACCTTCAAACATTAAAAACTAAAGCTGAACTAGACTTAATATTCAGTAAGGATAGTAATACGGATAGATACACTTCTAAATGGATTGAGGTTAAAGGCGTTTCTAGCGATGTAATATGTTCTGCTATGTATTTAGATGGTAAGCCTCATACGATTACGTTTGACGAGGTTACAGTAGGCGAAAACAGACACCATAACTCAATAAGCATAAACATAAAAGAAGTAAAGCCATTATTTGATTTTATCTCTAATATTTTAAATAAGTGAAGAATTATGGCTAAATATAATTATTAGTCAATAATATCCGCCTAAACAAAAAGTCTATATTTGATATATGGAATTTTCACTATTTTTAAACAACGGAGAACAAATAAATATAAACACAGAAGATTATACAGACCCTACTAGAACGGTTATGGAATACCTTATATCAATGCTAGAATATTATGAAACAGAATTATCCTTCTGTGATGAAGAAAATGAATTACTGTTTCAGCAAGTGGAATACGGTAAACTACTTACTGATTTGTTGAAGCCAGAGATAAAGAATTAACGCATTGCATAAGGTGCGTTTTAATGTTTCAATTTTAACTCTTTTTAACATTAACGAATAGATAATATTAATACATTTGAATTATGGAAATAAAAACACTTGAATTATTTATAGATGGAGATGCGTTTTGGTTTACGCTGCTATCTTTTGATTACAAAAACCAAAACAGAAGCCTTTTTCATATTGAATATGGATATGGATGCTTAAAATTTCAATTTCTTTTTTTAAAAAATAACTGTTGGGTATATGATACAAATAGATAACATAGAAATAGACCCCACTGCATTAGTAGTGACGTGTGTGGGTAGTTCACTAAATAATTAAGATGGGAACGACTAAAATAACATATGAGGGTTACGGTAAGAAAATTTCCGTTGAATTAGACCACGAAGATGTATCTATACAAGAAGTATTAGACGCTGTTGTTTCAATGCTTTACGGAAGTGGATTTCATAAGCAGACAGTAGATAACGGAATAATAGAATTAGCAGAAGAATTAAACGATAAATAATTAAATAGAATGGATAAGAGATACATTATAGAAGATTTAGGCTTAAAGAAAGCTAAGGATTACAAGGGAGAGGTTTATTTTTACCCTGACGAAGAAGATTTTGTTGGGTTCTTTATAGAATCAGAAGATAAAACTCACTTTGTGTTTATACCGTCAGAGCCAATAGACAGCTTATCAAGTAAAACAGCTTTTGAAAGAATATTTAAGTAGATATGAAAGATATGGTTTTCTTAGTACTGTTAGCTGTATGTATAGTTGAATACAGAGAAAGACCTAGAATAGACTTCGGTAGGAATGTTTATCTGTGGTATGGTAGAGATAATCGTAAATGTATAAAGATATTATAATGGAATATAAGATAGAAAAACAAGCTAAAGGCACTCGAATACTTTTCGGGGATGAGGTAAGAGATAGATACACGCTATTAAATAAAATGATAGCTACCGTTGAGTCTTACGGGTTTCAAGGAATACAACTGCCTAGCATAGAGCCGTCTGAAATATACATAGACAAAGCAGGGAAAGAAGTGCTTAATCAAATGTGGGTGTTTCCAGATAAAAAAGCAAGGAATGTATGCTTACGCCCAGAGGCAACGGCTACCGTTCAATTAATTGCTAATCATTTTTGGCAAGCTAAAAAAGAAATAAGAGTTTGGTATTTTGAGAAATGCTGGAGATACGAAAAACCGCAAAGGGGCAGATACAGAGAATTTTGGCAGTTCGGTTGCGAAGTAATAAACCCATCTACTGATTTAATAAAAGAAGAATTAATAGACATATCTAAAGAACTTTGTGAACTTCAAACAAAGGATATAACGATAGATTATTCCGTAACAAGGGGATTGGACTATTATACAGATAATGGCTTTGAATTACGCTGTAAGCAACTAGGAGCGCAAGAACAGATATGCGGAGGTGGTTCTTATGATAAAGGAATTGGGTTTGCCATTGGGTTTGATAGATTAATGCTTTGTAAATAAATAATTATGAAAACAAAATTGATTAGAAACAGTACGCTCCAAGACTTAATGGATGCTGCGGATTATTCTTCTTACTCAGAAACACTAGAAGGTGTTAAACGGGCTAAAATAGGCTTAGATATATACGAGAAAGTAAAGGGTGGCTGGAAGCAAATCAGCGATTCGGGTATTATACCTAAGAAGTGTAACGTTATATCTCTTGATGCTAATGGCGCAAGCAGAATGAAGCGGAGGTAACGGTTTGTGTATGAGTAGTGTGGCTTTGCTCTTATTTTCAACTTACAGATAAACTTATTTAGCCACATTACTTATACACTTTTTTATAGGTATGTAAAATTTACGGAATATGAATAAAGAAAATAATTATTGGAAAGGAATAATGGTTGGATTTGCAGTAAGCACAATTGTTTGGTGTACTTTATGGGCATTTGTTATTGGAAAAATAGATAAGGTTCACAAACAAGAACTTGATTATATAATAGAAAAACACTAAACAAAGTAGGTATTAAATTTTATTACCTATAACACCCTTCTAAGAAACGCTTTAATGTTTCTTTTGGCGGCTGTTAGATAAAGTTTAACAACCATTTTACCCGACAGGGGAAATTGGTTAAGGAACATTAATACATTTGAATTATGAAACTACACAAAGACATATTATACTCCGTAGGAGATGAAATTGAGATAGATAACATTAAATACACCATAGAACTCGCAGGATGGGGTAAAATACGACTACATAAGAAATGCTGTGTTGATATGTCCGCTGTCAAAGAAGTAGATGACGTAACAGCTATACGGGGCTTAGATATAATAATAGCACTTAATGAAGAAGGTGCTACTGAAGAGGTAGAGGAAATTAAAAATAACTTAGAATGTCATTTTAATGAAATTGAGTGTAAATTTAAATCTGAAGAATCTAACCTTAATGACAAAATCCGCATATTAGAAGCGCAGAATAAAGATTTAAAGAATGAACTAGAGGATGGTAAGTCTTGGTGGATATGGTAGCGATACGATAAGATACGATAATAATACGAAAAATAGTTTAAGAAATGAAAACAACAGAAAGCTCGGTTAACTACTGGGCTTTTTTGTTTCGCCCCCTTAAGGCTCTTTGCACCGTACTTAAGCTAACATCCAACTCATTCGCCAACTCCTGCTTAGAATATTCTGGAAATAATTTATTTAACTCCAAAATCTTATTAACCATAGCCTTCCTTAAACTCTTCTTAATTAACCTAGCTTTCCTATTCTTAGATGTCCTTAGCCTAATAGCACGGCATTCTCGCTGCTTCAACTCCTTCAACCACATAGCTAACCAAAAATGTAAATAAGAAGACGGCTTTCTATAATCATCAAACACCCATATACTATGAACCTCCCAACTGCCACCCAACTTGTGATACCACCTGTAATTAGAGTCCCTATCCCTTACAATCTTATGATTCTCTATCCTACATAAAGAAGCTAAATCATCATCAGACCAACTCGTACTTAAATTAACATCTTCCATATTCAAAAACAAATATACCTAAACCATAAGGCTATAAAAAACAAAATAACACTCCTTAACATCTATCAATGATATAATTAATTACTTTAGCTGTATGAAAAATAAAAAGTAAAATAAATAGATATGAAAAACGATAAAGAATTATTTGAAGACAAAGTAAAAGCATATTGGAAGAACTCACCTAAATCAATAAGAGATGTTCACCATAGCCTAAATTTCTGTTATGCTAAGGGTATGATAGAAATGTTTACTGAATGTAATCCAAATGTAAAAGGAGCTAAGTATAGAGATTATATTCTCCTTATGTGTGAAGAAGAACTAGATGATTACCACTTTGATTTTATAAATAACGATTACTATGAAGATGAATCAGAGGTAGAGGAATTAACTGAAGTTGACGAAACAAAGTTCGCTGAATTTGAATATTATGATAACCACGATGGATTTTACATAAAGCCAAGCGTGAACTTAGCAGACTTTTTAGCCGTCTATGTGCCAACAATAAAAGGAGATATGATGACGTACCACCTTAACGCTAAGCTTACATCTTCTGAAAACGGTGGAACTAGATTCTGGTGGTGTAAAACGCAATCAGATAAAAATGATAATACTTTATAAATAATTTTTGCCGTAACACAAAGAAAAAGATATGACGGATAACCAAATACACGAACTAGCTTTATATTGGGCAACAGATTTGTATGGTGTTAATGACATAGCATACTACAGAAGATATACAGATTTAAAATTAATGCAATTAAAAATAAATAATGTTTGATGGCTGCAAACAGCAAGGAGGCTCGGATTTTTATTCGGGCTTTTTTGTTTTATTACCGTGACCACCAATACCATTCTCTTTCTTGTATTTTGAAATCTTAATCGCTATGTTAGATTGGGATGTTCCTAACTTCTCTGCTATTTTCCATTGTGGCATTGTCTTATTCATTTCGTACAATTCTTTATAGTCGTATTTTCTGTTTCTTTTATCTAAGCCGTTAAGCCTAGCGCCAAATCTTTTTATAGCTGTTTCAACAGCCCCGTCACCACAATTATAATACTCAGTTAGCATTTTTAGCGTGTACCTCTTTTCTACTAAGCTTAAAAACTCATCTTTATCTGCTATACCATAGGGCTTAACATAAATATCTTCACTTCTAAGCTCACCATACTTAATAATAATCCTTTTAACAGCACCAACACTAATCTGATACTTATCAGAAATAAACTCTATGCTATTACCAGATTCGTAGGACTTAGAAAAAACCTTACCCCTACAATCTTTGTAGTTGATATTTCGAGTTATCCGTACAATAGTAGGAGGAGATACATTAAACATATCAGCTATTTCCGTATTACTAACCAACTCTTCAGAATAAAGCCTTTTAATTTCCCGCTGCTCATCATAGGAGAAATTAGTAAACTTATCCTTAATAACCCTATTACTCCTACCATCAAATACGCCTAGTTCAACCAACAGTGATTTAATAACAGCGCTTGATACATTATACTGATTAGCTATATAAGTTATAGGGTAAGACTCATACATATCAACTATATTCTTCTTGTCAGAATCACTAAACGAATACTTAGTCCCAGATAAGTAACCAGCATCTTTCTGCCTTTTTCTATTTTCCTCTGGAGTAACCCACTCTAAGTTACTAGAGGCATTATTAAGCCTATTAAAGTCCTTATGGTCAACTTCGTGTCTATCGCTAGGAGGTAGCCCATTAAAAGCTAGACAAACAAGTCTATGTACATACTGAGAGTGCCTGCCCTTTTCATTATGCCTAACTCCAACGGATAAGTACTTACCACCCTTTAATTGAGGCTTTAGTACATTACCTCTCTTCTTATTATAAACATTTCCTAATTCATCTACTTGGTACTTATCGTACATTGGTATATTCTTTTTCATATATTATATTTTTGTAGGTACAAATATAAGAAAAATAATTTAAATTTTGTGTGTATAGAGGGGTGTGGTATAATAAATAGTTCAATGCCCGCCTCAAACCAACTAAAAAACGGCTCAATATTACCCGAGTGGGTCAATATTTCAACTTCAAAAACCTAACCACCACCACTACATTGTTGACATATCAATTAATACATTTGTATATATTATTTATTCGCCTTGTATCCCTTGCTATTACTGCGTTTAACATTTATTAACAAGGGTATGTATCTATTTATCTTTAAAGTTAAACATATATTTGCGCTATTATTAATTTAAAAACAAAAACAATATGAAGGTAAAAATAGAAGCTAAAGAATGGTGCGACAGAGTTAACGGCAATAGTTACTTTGCAGGAACCATCAAAGTAAATGATAAAGTGTATTTGATGCCATTTCAATATGGATATGACACGCAATACGAACAAGCAGCAAAGAAATTGCTGACTGAATTTAACGTTATATCTTGCGAATACGGACAAAGTTTAAGGAGATATTGTTTAGAAAATGATATTGAGTATGACGCAGTCATTAAAACTAAATGCAAGAAAAAAGAATTAAAAGAAATAGAGAATAGCTACAATTTAAACTTAATTTAGAACTAATTAAATACTAAACAAGATGACAAATTCACACGGCAATCCGTTAACCTTTGGTTTCAGGTCAAATACAAAGGTATTGAAGTACAAAAGCAAACGAGCTACAAACAAGATGGTAGATGCTTATAATGAAGCTAAAATAGACGCATACAAGGCGTTTTGGGATATCTTTAATGCTGACCTATACAAAGAAGTAATTACAGCAAAATTAAACGGTTTAAACAGATAGGATATGATACAAGTAAAAGAAATTGAAAAATTGAAAGATGCATTTATTGGTGCATTTGAGGGCGGCTCAACATATTGGGCAAACGTAAAAGATAAGACCCCTAAAAAAGTAGATGTTGCGTATGGCGAATGTACATCGGTGCGTTGGTTTCACCATATTTTAGAAGGCGGGTCAATGGACATATATGACGCTGAATGTGAAAGCGAGCTACTAGGAACTGTTACTTTTGAGGGTCTTAAAGCAGCGCCAAAGAAATTAGAGAACGAAGTAGAGCGTATGTATTTAGACTATAAGTACCAAAGAGGTGACTGTTATACAGACGATGCTATACTTCAATTATCTATATTTGATAGGTTGATATTCGGTTAATTTCGCGCCATACACAAAGGACAAAACAGTAAAATATAATTAAAAATAGATAGAGTTATGAATGAATACACACAAACAGCAGCATCAATGATGCGAGAAGCAGCAAAGAACAACTGCAAAGAAATTTGCAAACTATTAGGACAAGATGAGTCTCTATATATGGAGAAGTTTAAACGCTTTGTAAGAGATATTAAAAACCCTGAATACTTAGCTCCCATGGAAATGTATAGAAGAGTATATAATAGCTCAGTGCAAAAGCTAAGTTCATTAAAAGAACGTGTTCAGGCACAATGAACATTGAAATAAAGTGAACGAAAGCGATTAATTTCGCGCCATACACAAAGTAAAAGACAGCCCTGTTATTAATTTAACGGGGCTTTTTTATGCGCTAAACTTTCTCTTGATACATTCTAACCGGATACAAATTTAAACCCGTTAAAATATCTCTTATTCACTATCTTATTTGACACGATGACTTTTTTAAGGGGCTAAAATAGTCATGCATAATTTTAAAAAAACCGTCAAACCTATGCTGTCATTGGTCTGTAGAAGGTTTTGAGTTTTGACTTTTGTTACGACCTTATATAGGTAGTAAAAGTTTTTTTTGTTTTGTACCTATTGTGTATGTGAAAATATACTATATAACCCCAAACCCAATAAACAATAACCAACCAACCAAAAACCAATTTAAACCCCCTTTATTAATACTTTATTTGATATTGGTATAATTGCATTGTGTTAACCTTAAACAACCTTAAAACAGCTTTAAATAGCCTTAAAACCTTTGTTTACTTGTATTTTATTAAAACTTGAATAGTTTAAATTTAGTTTATTTTATAAACCAACTGAATAACAGCAAGTTAGGTATTTATATGTTAACGAATGTTAAAAAATATTGTGTATTGAAATATTCGTTGTAGTATTGCTTTCGTAAACAAATAAAAACTATAAAGTCATGACACAAAAAAAATTAAAAGAAGGCATTCAATTTGAGTTTTCAAACGAAAATTGGTGCGAACAAAATTTATCGGATGATTTAAGATGTGGAACAATTGAATTTAACGCTAGATTCAATTGGTTTTCAATTTTTTTCAATGGGACTTGCGTACATACATCAAAGACTTTCAAGTCTGCTGAAAATAGATTGATTAAACTGATGGATAAATGGAATTGCGAATTTAACAAAAATTAACAATTAAAATTTGGTAGGTTAGCAAGTATGTACAATATTTGCTTTTGTAAACAATTAAACAAAACAAAATGAAAAAGTATAAACAAAATTTAAGAGTAGAAAACAAAAAAGTGTTTATTTACAATACGCACGTTGCAACAATTGAGAATGATAATTTAATGCAGTTGGGCTATTGGTCTATGACTACTCAGGAGCATCTTAACTATGTGGCAAACGAATTTAATTTAAATTTAGTTAAGCCTAGTTAAACACTTTATAGCCTTATTAGGCGCAAAATATTAAAAACTATAATAATGAAAACACTAGTTGACGAAATGACGGGGCGAAAAGATTTTCCAATATTCAATGGAAGTGATGAAAATATTTGTAAATGGGTTAATTCAAACATTGATTCAATGGAAGGCTTAAATGAACCTCATTCATGTACTGCTGAGTTAATAGACGGTACTATATGCATAATCGGAGATGAAGATTTAAGAGAACTAAGAATTGTAAGAGTAGAAACTATTGATGTTAATTAACAATTTTTAACACTAACATACAAAACAAATAAAGTACATTTGAATAATTAAACAAAATAAAAGATTATGAAAACTTATATTCAAAAAAAGATTGAGAAATTAATGCAAACGTCAACAGGCAAAGCGATGTGCGACAGCGGCGGCGAAGATGGTAGGCATTGGCAAAGGAATCAAAACAGAAAGCTAAACTTTAATGAGGATATAAAGTTAGATGAGTACGGGGCTACTATTCCTATCCACGTTTATATGGATACGATGTTTGAATGTGATGAAGTTACTGCTATCTTTAACCGTAAATTAAGCAAAGATTATTTCTGGGTTCAAGATGCGTTTGATGTGCTTTCTGAGGCGTTTGAATTAGATACTGATGGATATTTATGTTCAAGTGAGGCTAACAACACTTACAACAGCGAAAACGACCTTTCGCAAAACTTTCAGTACCAATTAATAGGCTTTAACGGTGATGTATATTGCTTATTTCAATTGCATCAAGGCGCTGATATTAGAGGCGGATATACAAGCACGCAAGTATTCAAAGTTAACGACCCTGACTACTTTTTTATAGGTTGGTCGGTTGACTTTTACGATAATAGTAACGATGAGCAATTTGAATGTTTTTATTCAATTGGTGATGATGAAAGGTACGAACTGAACGAATCAAAACAATGCTTTATAAATAAAGAAACAAGTGAAGAGGTTTATCCTTATTCATCCGCAACGGGTTATTAACATAATTTAACTTTTTAATATATAAACAATTACATACATTTGAATTATTAATTTTAAAACAAAACAAAATGAAAACAATTAAAGAATTTTTAGGAACGCTTACAACAGAATTAGACCTTCAATATAATTATCAAGATGATATGACCTTTGGAGAATTTGAAGAGGCTATTGATACCTATATTAGAGAATCAAGCGATGTTATTTACTACTCTAAAGCGATGGAGTTTTTACAGGAACATGACCCTAGTTTGAGAGAAAGTTTAGGGCTTGCATCGGATTTAGGATATGACCCTAGCGACTTAAATAGCGAAATTTTAGCCACGCTATTAAACCAACAGAAACTATTTGAAGAGTGGAGCGAATTATCCAGCGAAATAGAAGAGTATTTTGATGAATATGAAAAATACCTTGAATTAGAAAGGGAGAAGGAAGAAATTTAATAACTTTTGTTTTGTTTATACCCGTCTAACATTGGGATGTTCTGTCCCTTTGTTTTAGGCGGGGAATTAACAAGGCAAGTAAATAATTAAAACAAAACAAGATGAGAACAGAAACAATAACAAACAGAATATTTACATTCGATGAGTTATCGGATGAGGCAAAGGAAAACGCTAGGGATTGGTGGAGAGGATTAGGTTTTGATGATGTGTGGTTTGAAGAAAGACAGTCATCATATTCTAAAGCTAAGGAACTTTACGATGAGCTTGAGGCTATAGATGGAATCATTAGTGGGCATAGACTATACACTTGGATACAAAATAATTTAAGCTATAATTGGGTTGAACAATGCGTATTTAGTAAGCATAATGACGGTAGCTTTAAGTCAGATTGGTTTAGCTATAAGTACAATTGTATTAAAAGCAGAACATCCCGCATAAAGCAAGTTAATAACATAGAAGGATGTCCTTTGACTGGCGTGTGTTATGATTGCGATTTTATGAAGCCAATTATTGATTTTATGAAAAACCCTAGTAACTTAGTATCTAATTTAGACTTAACACTACCTAGCTATGAAAGGGTTGCCCAAAATGATTTTGATTGGATGAATAGCGATGAGTATATTGATGATACAATTGAGGCAAATGAATATGAGTTTTTAGAAGATGGTACAAGCTATTAATAAGGTAAGGAATTTAAAAATATTTAAAATGAAAAACAGTCAATGCGAAATACAAGAACTAAAAAACGGTGATTGGTTTATGCTGAATAACGGAGAAGAAATAAGAAATAAATATCAATTCTTAGGGGAAGTAATGCCAAAGGTTTATGGAGCCACTTGCCCTGATGATAATAGAGAATTTTACTTTGGTACTAAGGTTGAAAAAATAGAAGGTTTTGGCTTGTACCTAATGCAAAGTGGTAGAGATTGGGATTAATAGAAAACAAAAACACAGAGAAAATGAAAGCAAGAATTACTAAACACGGTCAACACTTAAACGGTTGGTATATATACCTAGAAAATTGTGATGATTGGTTAAATGATAATCCTAACTTCGAAAAAGAATTTAGTGTGTATTTGAGCGATGGAATTATTTACATAGAGAAACCATTTTTAAATTTCTCAGGAACATTAAGGAAACTATCAAAAAAAGGAAGGTTTTATTTAACATCAGACGAACTAGAAGAAGGAATTTACACAATAATAGAAATTAACAGCGAAACACTAGAAATAGATTTATGAAAACATTTAACAGACTTATAGCGGATTTTATGGGAGTAAATGTCATTACTATTGATGATGTTAGAGAAAACAAAAATCCTTATATCTCATCAGCAGATGGACACCTTGAAAGTGATTTAAAATACCATAGTTCATGGGATTGGCTGATGCCCGTAGTGGAGAAGATAGAGAGACAGTACAAAACCAATTTTATAATCAAATGTATTTGGAATGAGTTTAACGAATGCTCTTATTATCAAGTCATTGTAACTATAGAACAAGGTGAGATGAGTAAAGATAGGTCATGTATCTACGACTCTAAAAAAATATATGACTATATAGGAGATACAAGTAAGTGCAAGAAGGAAGCTACTTACGAAGCAGTAGTAGAATTTATTAAAAACTTAAATTAAATTAAAATGAAAAATTATTACAATACCACTAACGAGAGTGGTCAGCAGTTAAAAACTTTTGAAACGAAAGCAAAAACTCAAAACGAAATAAAAGGTATATACTATAATGAAATAAGTGGAAACGTTTATTTTGTTAATAAAGTTGAAACAGATAGGGTTAGAGTTAGTACAGTATTAACAAATTCTATTGGTGGTATGGTTAAGATTTTAAACGATAGTTGTTCGATACCATTAGACGTTTTTAAAGAGTTTAAGTTTAGTGGTAATTACACAAGAAACGATATAAATATTTTATAAGATGGGAACAATAAAGTTAGAAAGCCACAATGTGAATGTTTGCTAACTAGGCACTAAACGCAATTAAATTATAAAACGATTAAAAAGCTAAAAAAAGAATTATGAAAACAACAGATATATTATTAGCAGTATTTAAAGCAATAGCAATTACATTTTACATTTGCTCAATGGTTTTATTTTTAATATACTTAGCATTATGAATGATTTAAACAAGGCAGATATTATTTCGCAAGGAGAGATAGTGAAGAAGGAACTAGAACAACAAGGAGCAAAAGAATTAACAGCTCACAGCGATTTAGGAGTGGCTTTAACGGCTAAACAAATGGATTTAATATGTGAGTATAAAGAAGTAATTAAAACGCTTAAACAATTAAAAAAAGAGATATGATATACAAATTTATATATTGGTTAATGCTTGCTTCATTAGGAGCATTAGCTTGGGGAGTTATTATAGGGTTTATTTATACCGTCCTTTGTGGGATGGCGGAATTTATAGGATTAATTTAAATACCTATATTTGCAACCTAAGAGCGTGAGACCTCAACTTAAAACATTTAGATAATTCCTTGCCGAGAACCCTTCGGTCTCACGCCTTCTTGGTGGGGGATTATCGACTTTATTATAATTATTATGGAGCATTGGAAGAACTTATCGTTAGAAGATTTAGAAGGGGAGGTGTGGGAGGATATAAATGGGTTTGAGTGTAGGTATATAGTATCTAATCTTGGTAGAATTAAGAGTATAGATAGCAATAGAATATTAAGACAATCAACAAACAGAAATAATGGTTACTTAAAAACTTCAGTACCATTAGAGCCAAAAAAAAGAAAACTCAAAACATTAAGAACCCATAGAATAGTTGCTGAATCGTTTATCCCTAACCCGCATAAAAAAGAAACAGTAAATCACATAGACGGAAATAAACTGAATAACACTAAGTCTAATTTAGAATGGGCTACATATAAAGAGCAGTCTGAACACGCATATAGGCTGGGACTTATCAAGCCACCGAGAATGTATGGTGAGGATAATTCTCAATGTAAGCTAAATAAAACTGAGGTTAGGATAATACGAAGATTAAAGGGAAAATTAAGTCAAGTTGAAATAGGTAAATTATTTAACGTGAGTGGCGGTGTAATAGGTCGTATTCACAGAAACGAAATATGGGTTAATATATGATAACAATATTTAAAGACGGAATAGATATAGCGAATCCTCACTACATAACAGTAGACCACGCATTATCAAGGATAGCTAATGGAGCGAGTAAGGATGCTGTGCTAAAGATTAGAGAGGTAAAGAAATCTGGAGGCAGTACATCTAGCTTGAAATTAAAATTACCATCAGTTATATTTAGCGGTAAATGCACTAAAGAAATAGAGAAGGTATATAAAACTGGCAAGAATAAAGGAAAGAAGTATAAATCAAAGAGGGATGATGAGTCGGTAACGGAACATAGCTCTTATTTTGTTTTGGATTTTGACCATGTAGACGTTGAATCCAAAAAGCAACAGCTAAAAAACGATGAGTATATATACGCTTGTTGGACTTCACCCTCTGGGGATGGGATTAAAGCCTTAGTTAAATGCCCACCTAGTATAGAGAAGCATACTAAATATTATGAGTCATTTGTATCTAGGTATCCTGAATTAGATACTACATCTAAAAATATAGCTAGGTTATGTTACGAATCTTACGACCCTGAAATATTCATCAGAGCAGTAAGTAAAGAATGGTCTAAGCAATTAAGTCCCGAAGCCACAGTTAGGGTTACTCAAACGAGGACAGAGCAGCATAACAATAGAATTATGGATGTTGCTGCTGGAATGATTAGAAGCGCAGTAGATGGCACGAAGCACGATACCCTTATTAAAGCCGCTAAACTATGTGGTGGCTACATAGCGGTAGGTAGGTTGGATGAAATGCAAGCGAAGCAGACTTTATTAGATGAGATTTCCGCTAGAGATATAGACGATGTAAACGGAGCAGAAAAAGCAATAGATGATGGCATCGAATACGGAAAAAGAAGACCTATACAAGAGGCTAAGAAATTAGAGAAAGCTCAGACATTTATAAAAAGAAAGGATGGTAACTATGATTTCTTAGCAGATGAAAAGGAAATGGATTGGTATGAAGAATCGTTTTTAAATGGAACGTTACCAATGGGCTTACCAACTGGATTAAACCAACTAGATAAATATTGGATGTTCAAACATAACACTCTTGTATGGTTTATGGGGTTAGATAATACTGGTAAATCCTTTATAATGTGGTATTTAGCTGTCTTACAAGCAATGCTGAATGGTAAGAAGTTCCTATTGTACTCAGCGGAAAATGGAGATGGAGAAGTCCGTAAAAAATTAAAGGAGATGTATATTGGTGAGCGATTAGATAACTCTACCGAAGAGCAGATAGCAAAAGCCTCAGAGTTCACTAAAAATCATTTTAAGATAATGACTTCTAAAAAAATGCACACCGTTGAAGAGTTCTTAATGAGAGCAGAAATTGTATTTGATGAGGGATGGGAATTTGATTGTGTAATTGGCGACCCTTTTAATGGTTTCGATGTTCCGCTAGAGTTATCTGGTCACATACATAACGTAAAGGCTTTAAATATGCTAAGGGTATTTAAAGAGAATTATTCTAGTATATGGATGACAGACCACGCAGGTAGTTTTGCGGCAAGAGATATGGATAATGACGGGTATGTTAGAGTGCCTTGGAAATCCTCAGTTGACGGAGGTCAAATTAAGGCAAATAAGACTGATGACTTTATTGTAGTTCATAGACTAACTAACCACCCTACTGATTGGATGATAACAGAAGTTCATGTTCAGAAAATAAAATCTACTGAAACTGGAGGGGGTATGACTGCGAAGGGAAACCCATTTAGAATGGTTATGAATATGAATAAATGCGGTTATCATCAAATGGATAGCTTTGACCCCGTAAAAAAATACTGGCAATACAAGGGTAAAACAGAAACTCCAGAACAAGCAATAGATAAAGTTAATGATTCCTTAAAAGCTAACACAAGTTTTGATGAGCCAACCCCAATAATAGATGATATTGAAATAATGGAAGCCCCATTTTAAAACAAATAATTATGAAAAAATTAACAAAAATACATTACGAAAAGAACATCCTACCAACGTATTCAGTCGAATGGAAGGAAGTTCTTAAGGATGACGAAACAAACAAAAAGTTTATAGAAATAGCTAATGAATCAGTAGTAAATGACCTTAAGATTAAAATAAAATTACTGAAATTAATGCCAACTCCAGATGAGTATAAAAAGGAAGCATTGAGCTACTTGGAATCAATGTTAAATGAGTATACTATTTAGATTACATTAATAAATGTTAAAAAGCTTGTCAATCAGAAAGTTAAATAATATATTTGAGTAAAATTTAGAGATATGAGCTTAACTAAAAGAAACATAGAGCAATTTAATTCTGGCTACGATGGAATGGATGATGAATACTTCTATCGCAAAGCACAAGAAGCAGAATACAGAGAAATGACAAATGAAATACCGTACTTACAGCGACTTAGGATTGAAGATGGAAAGCTTAAACAAGCTATCGAAGCATCAGCTAGAGCAGCTATTGGAAGTGCTAACAAGGCATCACGGTTACATTAATAGTGAGTTTACAGAGAAAAGAAAGAAAGTAATTGAACATTTAATAAAAGAAAGATGAACTACGATGATTACAAGCTATCTAATCCTTACGATGACGAGGATGTATTTGGAAATACAATTGATAGTGAAGAAGAGGAAAACGAAGCTGCCGATAGAGCAGATGATTATAATGATGAATTAAAACTAGAAGAATGAAAAATATATACAAAGCATTAGCTGATTTTCAGCAAGAAGTTCCGCCAATCCATAAAGGAACTCAAGGATTTGGGTATTCATACGCAGACCTTTCGGCAATATTCAAAGTGATTAACCCATTAATGAAAAAGCATAAGCTAGGGTTTACCCAATTACTAAACGGAGAGGATTTAAAGACCGTTATATTCCACGTTACAAGCGGAGAATCTATTGAGTCTACTGTTCATATTCAGCAAGACGTACAGTTAGCTAAAATGAATACGTTTCAAGTACTAGGAAGTGCTATAACATATTACAGAAGGTACTCGCTGTCTGCTGCATTAGGATTAATAACAGATAAGGATATTGACGCTTGCGGAGAGCAGGAAACTAAAACGCCACCTAAGAAAGAAGCGTTAACAGAATCTCACCCACGCTATGAAGGGGCAAAGAAAGCGTTAAGCGAAGGTAAAACTACATTAGAAGTAATTAAACAAACATTCACCGTAAGTAAAGCGGTAGAAAAACTATTAACAAGTAAATAAATAAATAATAAGATGAGTGATTTAAAATTAACAGGAAAGATTAAATTAATCGGAGAAAAGCAAACGTTTGACTCTGGATTTCAAAAGGTAGAATTTGTGATTACCACGAATGATACTTACCCACAAGACGTTAAGTTTGAAGTGCTAAAGGATAAGGTAGATAATTTCCTAAAGTACAATAAGGTTGGTCAGGATGTAGATGTGTCATTTAATATTAATGGCAGTGAGTACAAAGGTAAGTACTATGTGAATCTAATTGCGTGGAAAGTTTTCAAGGCTGATGGTCAAAGTGGAGCAAGTACGCCTAACAAGGAGTTCGAGAAGCAAACGGCAGCGCCAATAGCTGAGGATAATTCACTCCCATTTTAATCTATGATTAACAATTACACAAGCAAAGCAGAGGAGGTTCTAATTGAGCCTTCTTCTGCATTGTCTTTAGCTGTTTAAAATATATTTAAAATTATGAAAGAAGAAATAGAAAGTAAACTATCCCCGCAACAGATGGTGGTAGTAGACTCTTTAAGAGAGCAATTAGGAGATGACACAGTTAATATACTCCTAAAGTTTGGTTATGAAATAGGTAAAGCAGATGGAGTAGAGATGTTCTTTCAGAAGACTAAAGACATTTTAAAGGAAGTATAATGGAACAAATAACAGAAGAAGAAAGAGATTTATTATTTAACACTTGGACTAGTAGAGATAAAGTTTCATTTCTTAATGACATAATTCTTAACTCTAATGAGCCTATTGCAACAGAGAGATTATTGTATGAGGTAGCTCAGAATATATGGGAGAACTGCATAGACAGAAAGTTAGATTTAATGAGTAAAAATGAAATAGTATGATTAGTTCAAATGATTGGTTCGAGGTTATTAATACACCTAAGTCGCTATCTCCATTCGAGCAAGTGCTACTTAAAATTGGAGTCGAGGCGGAAAGAGTAAATGCAAAAAAAGATTACCTAGAACTAAAGGATAGGCTTCTTTTTTACTTTGAAAATCATCACCATATAGATAGAGATAAGCTATTGACTAAAACTAAGACTAGAAAGGCGGAGATTGTAGAAACTAGGCAAATGATAATGCACTGCTTGAGACTTAATACAAACGCTTCATTAAGAATTATAGGCGATTTATTTGATAAAGACCACTCTACATCATCCCACTCGGTTAAGGTTATAAATAATTTATTAGAGATAGACCCCGTATTAAGGATTAAGTATTGTGATATGCTTAAACATTGTGGAATGGAAACTAAAGCTAGCAGATTAGTAAAAAAATACAATAGAAAATGAATTACGAATTAACATTAACGACACACGAAAAGAGGACTGCGGAACTCTTTGGAGATATAGATACCCTAGAACTTCATACCGTTCCTATTGAAACGTTAGAGGCTATGAAGAACCATTACCTTGTATCACTATCATATTTAGGGGAACTCAAAACCACTAGGGGAAATGCTTTAAACGAATCTAAAACAGCCTTAAAAATAATCCTAACCGAAAAGAAAATAGAATATTTAAAGGACTTGACGGGTTCTGATAAGGCTAGAATAGCTACGTTATACGCAGAAAGAGATTGCGAGACAGAAATTAAAGGCATAGCCATATTAGAAAACGAATACAAAGAAGTAAGCAATAGGTATTCTGTATGTGATACTATTATACGCTCTCTTACGCAGACAATAAGCGTAGTTAAGAATGAAATACAATCACAGCAATTTATAAAAGGGAAATAAGATTATGGATTTTATAGGTAAGGATTGGTTAGATTACTATAAAATAAGACACTCTAAGCCATTTTATAACGGCTCTTTAAAGGTGGGTTATCCAATAAACATAAAAGACATAATAAACAGCGACCTAAAACGGGTTATTCCAGAATCATTAGGAATATACCACTTATTTAAAGATGGTGAGTTAGTTTATATAGGTATGAGTAAGTGTATAAAAAAAAGAATATCAGAACATTACGATAATAATGACATTGACTTTAATGAGGTATTATGGTTCTGCGCTGAAATTGCAAATAAAAACATAAAAGATATATTTAGAATAGAGAGGCTAATGATTATAAAGCATAAACCTAAATTTAATACAGCATACCTATAATGATTCCCGCCACAGAAAGAGAATATAACTACTTCAAACGCAACGGACATTGCTTTGATTTAGGCTCATTAGCATACAATGAACTAACAACCGAAGGTAAGATACCAAAGAAAGCTAAAGACCCGTCAAAGGGCTTAGAATACGCTAAGAAACTACTTGTAGAGGGTTATGAAGCAGATAAGAGTTTAGCTAACGAACAAATGACTAAATACTGGCAAGACAGAATAGACAATATAGACGAATTAGTTAATAGCGCAACTAAACTAAAAGGTAGTAGTGTGTTAAGGGATGATGTATTTGTTTATTTCAAGCGATATATAGTTAATGAATATTTTAAAACATTATGAGACACTCAGATAACGACTTATTTAAAATAGGAGCTAGATTAGCCCTACACGGACAAAGCTTCATAGAAGTGTTAGACGAAATAAAAGGAACTAAGCTGTACAATAAGAAGCCTAAGATGCTACTCAATCAGTTAATGAAAGAGTTGGAGAAGGATGTAAGTATAGGTGGTGTGTTTGTAGAAGGTCAGGATGTAATTACTAATTTATCACAAAAGATTGATGAAATAGTTGATAAGGAATTAGATGACACTATATTTGAGTTGAAGAAATAACGTATGGTAATATGAAAATGTACGAGGTACAAAGTATTTTTTATATTACGTGTTACCTACTGGTGCGACTTTAAACGCCTAAACTTAATTAATAGAACTGAACCTTTTTTCTTTTCTTTTTTGAGCGGTGGCAAAATTAATTTGAAAAATTCAAATATATGATTTATAACGAAAATTGCAAGATTACATTAAAAAGACTTAAAGACAAGTCTGTTGATGGTGTAATCACATCACCACCATATAATATCAATACCGAAAGAAGTGATTGTTATTACAATAATGGATATTCTGAAATGGATGGATTAAGTGAAAATGATTATCTTGAAGTAAGAACTGATGAATTTAAAGAACTTTCAAGAGTAATTAAAGATAAAGGTGTTGTTTGCTACAACATATCTTATGCAAAAGAAAATCCAATTTTACCTACATTATTAGTTGCAAAAATCCATAATGAAACAGATTTGACTATTGCAGATATTATTTGTTGGAAGAAACCACACTCTATACCCTTTCAAACATCACCAACTAAATTAAGCAGGATTACCGAGTTGATTTATGTTTTTGTAAAGAAAGAACATTTACACACGTTTAAAACCAACAAGGATGTAAGTAAGGTGAATGAAAAAACAGGTCAGAAGTTTTACAAAAACTATGTTAACTATATAGAAGCTAAAAACAATGATGGATATAAGTGTCAATTAAAAGCGTCTTATTCACAAGATTTGTGTAGCCAATTGATTAAGATATACTTCCCTAAAGGAAGTTTAATCTATGACCCTTTTACTGGCATAGGTACTACTCAATTAAGTTGTATCGAGAATGAATGTAATTACATCGGCAGTGAACTAACATTAGAACATTTTAACATTGCAACTAAAAGGGTGCAAGAAAAAAGAAAAGAAAAAGACAATGAACCACCAACTTTATTTAATGAACTGAATTAAGCACTTGTACGTAACACCAAGCTAAGAAACGTGCGAAGCAATGTTTCCTTAGCAACTGTTAACTAACGTCTTTTTGAGGCACGAAAAAATATGTTTAAATGATTAACAAAAAGAAACTCTGCAAAGACCCTAACAACACAGAAGAGGGTAAGCTGTGTTATTACTTCACTAAATTATACGGTTGTACCTCGTGCAGCGCCAAATACAAACCCAAGACTAAAACCAAGAAGGTAAAACAGAAGATTAAGCAAGTGAGTTCTAAAAGGGCTAGGATGAATCAGGCTTATTCTGTTATGAGAAAGTTGTTTTTAAAGGATAAGACTTGTGAATTTCCTAGTTGTTCCCGCAAACACACAGAGGATAATCAACTAACCATACACCACAAGAGAGGAAGAAACGGAGAAAGATTACTAGATACAACCTATTGGATGGCTGTATGTATGGAACATCATAAATACATAGAAGAACACCGAGAAGAAAGTTTCAAGAAGGGTTGGTTAATAAATAGAAATAAAGAGATATGACATATAGTTTCAGTAGAATAAGTTCGTTTCATAATTGCCCTAGTGGATGGTTTATTTTTATTTATATTTGTATAGTAGAGTTACGGCTACTTTTAAATATTTTTACAAAGCCCTGTCAAGAGTAGAGTCCGTAACCTCGAAATTGATGGGGTTTATTTTTATGCAAGAGTTTACAAAAGAAGAATTAAAAAACGAAGAGTGGAGAGATGTAGTTGGATACGAAGGATTGTATCTGGTTAGTGATTTAGGGAGAGTAAAAAGCAGTTACATTGTTAGTAGGGCTAAAGATGGAATCATTAAAATGGGGAGCGATAAGAATGGGTATTGCAGTTTCGCTTTATGGAAAGACAAATCACAAATTACCAAGAATGGACATCGTGTAGTCGCTAAAGCATTTTTACCTAATCCAAAAAACAAACCGTGCGTGAATCATATAGATGGTGATAAAAGGAATAATCGAACAACCAACCTAGAATGGGTTACATATAAAGAAAATTCCCGACACGCGATTGAAACTGGTCTGTATAGACACCCTGAAATGAAGAAGGGGTACGACTCGCCACACAGTAAAGAGGTGTATCAGCTTACGGTAGAGGGTGTTTTTATAAAAGCGTTTGGTTCATCTATCGAGGCGGCTATAAGTTTATTTGGAGATATTAATAGAGGCTCTATTATACGCAAATGCTGTAGAGATAAATCAAGTTCTTATAAGGGTTTTCTATGGAGATACCCTAAAGACGTTAATAAAGATGCGATTTCAAAACATAAAAGAATAATACAACAGTTTTCTTTAGAGGGGATTCTTATTAAAGAGTATACTGGTACTAGTGCAGCCCAAAAAGCCACTGGAGTCTTGGCTACTGGTATAGGGAACAATGCAAACGGGAGGACAAATACCGCTGGGGGGTTTGTCTGGAAATATAAATATGATTACAATTCAATATGAAAGAAACAATATATTCTTGGAGTAGGGTTAACTATACTTGTTTAGCCGCTTGGTATCAAAATTATGTACTAGAAAAGAAGGGTGAGGACAACATCTGGAATGTCGGAGGTTTATTCGAGCATAACCTAATGGAACACGCAGCTAAAGGCGCAATGACACAAGAGGATTGCCTAGAAGCTGTTAAGAATACTTGGTACGATGCTGTTGATGGATTAGACAACCCATTTGGGTACTACGGTAAAGAAGGTAATTACATTGAAGCCGCTGAACATTACTACAACAAAACACTTCCGTTCTTCACTAAGGAGAATACTAATTGGTTATTAGGTAAAACAGTTTCAGTAGAAGAGCATTTAGAATTTACCCTTCCTTCGGGCAAAAAATTTCAAGGCTTTGTAGATAGAGTAAGTGTTGATAGTGATGGAAAGAGCAACCTAGCCATCAGAGATTATAAAATAAGCAAACGCTTTACAAGAAAAAACGTAAAAGAAAAGGCTAGACAGCTATACATTTACGCTTATGGCTATCATCAGAAACACGGAGTATATCCAGAGCAATTAGTTTTTGAGTTCTTTCAATTTTGGGACAAACCAAAGGTTATTAAGTTCAAGAAAACTGATATGGATGAGGCTATTGAGTTTGCTGAAAGTAGAATAAGAGAGATTGAAGGTAGATTAAAGGTAGAGAGAATGGGTATGAAGGGAATGTTTAACCCTGACTATAAAGAACTATTAGATGATAACGGAGAGCGTAATATGTTCTGTAAGTCTGTCTGTGGGTATCGTAATGGCTGTCCTTTCATAGACGGAAACCACCTCAAAATGTTTAAAACAAAAGAGTTACAAGATATAGAAATAAAAAAATAGAGTATATTCGTAAAAACTAAAATCAAATGTTATGAGTAAGTGGTTTAAATATGACACTAAAATAGATGGACTTTTAGGTTCTGGTAGGTCTGATTGGAGTCAAATGGCAAGAGAAATACTAGGAGATGTTGAGTATAGTAAAGTAGATGCTCTAAGGAAGTATATTAAGAGGAGGAGTAAGAAAGAAACTGAAGTAACCAACACCTCAACAACTAAATCAAATGAATATTCAACACCGTTTCAACTGTCCGCTTGGGATGAGGATGGTACTATAATGGATATTGATAAATATTGTGAACATCACGGCTTACCAAGAGAAGATATTACTTCTTATAAGCTGATTACGCATAGTAAAAATCCTTTCTATAATACTGTATTTAAGGAGGTCAAGACTAATGTTATTGATGTTGATTTAGCTAGACAGGAATTAATAGATGATTTAAAGCAATATTCTCCAACGTTTAAGACTTATTATAGGTCTAAGCCAGAAGACGGTCATTTACTTATCGTTAATCCGTCTGATTGCCATATTAATAAATTAGCATTAGACTCTGAGACGGGAGACCCTTATGATATAGATATTGCAGTAAGGAGGATAACAGAAGGAGTTGAGGGAATATTAAATAAGGCTCAAGGATTCGAGATAGACAAGATACTATTCGTTATTGGTAATGACATTTTGCACACCGACACTGTTGGTAATACCACTACAAGTGGAACTCCGCAAGACACGGTTACTACTTGGTCTGAGGCATTTAAGATAGCTAGAAGAGTATATGTAGAGACTTTGGAGACTTTATTGGCTGTTGCTGATGTTCATGTAGTTCAAATTCAGAGCAACCATGATGTAATGAGCGGATATATGTTAGCTGATTCGTTATATTCTTGGTTTCATAACAGTAAAAACGTTACTTGGGATATAGGAGCGAAACACAGAAAGTATTGGGCTTATGGTAATTCTCTTATAGGCTTAAGTCACGGAGATGGAATGAAGATGGATAATTTACCACTAGTAATGGCTAATGAAGCAAAACAAGAGTGGGCTAACTCAGACTACAGATACTTTATATTAGGACACCTTCATCACTTTAAAAGCATAAAATTTCAAGACGGAAAAGACTTTCATGGGGTAGTAGTAGAATACATGAGAAGCCCTAGTGGAGCAGATAATTGGCACCATAAGGCTGGTTTTCAGCACGCTAAAAAAGCGATAGAAGGATTTATTCACAGCAAAGAAAATGGAAGGGTTGCTAAATTAATACACGCATTTAAGTAGGTATGAAGGAAGAATGGAGAGACATAGTTGGATACGAAGGATTATATCAGGTATCTAACTTAGGGAGAGTTAAATCATTTAGAAGGGTTAAGCCTTTTATATTAGGCATACGACTAAGATGCGGATATAATAGAGTAGCGTTATATAAAGATGGTGGTGTTAAAAATATTACCGTCCATAGATTAGTTGCTCAAGCGTTCATAAATAATAAGTACAATAAGCCATTAATTAATCATAAAAATGGTGTTAAACTTGATAATAGAGTTAAAAACCTTGAGTGGTGTACACATAAAGAAAATACAATTCATAGCTTTGAAAACGGACTCCAAGAAAGGAAAGTCTCTAATCAAGATGCTATATACATTAGGGAGAATAAAGGTGGATTATATCAATGGCAATTAGCTGAAAGGTTTAATGTATGTCAGCAAATGATTAGTATGATACAGTCTGGTAAAAGAAGGTAACATCCCTTTTAAATATTTTTAACAGAAAGAGCCTTTGCTATGTAGAGGCTCTTTTTATATTTGTGCTATGAAAGAATTTAATATTGAAGATGCTCTTTGCCCAGAAAGGGATAAGTTAATCATTGAAGGGGAAATTATTACCGCTAAAATAGTGGATGCAGAGTTAGACGTTATAGATTGTACGTTTCATAATGACGGTTGCGTACAAGTAGAAACTAAAGACTATGCTTATTTAACTCTAACAAGAGGAAACTTAGAAATGCTTTTATGGTTGGTTGATGAAGCAGAATTAGAAATTATTTAAAAACAATAAATTATGAATATCAACACGATAGCCTTTTGATATTGCAGGGTACTAAAAATGATATACATTATTACACTAAAATAAAAAGACAATGAAGAAATACACAGCAGAAGTAGCAACGGGAATACTAATGATTATTATGTTTGCAATTATATTTTTAGGATTATGAAAGAAAAATTTATTATAGCAAATATTGCCTAATGGAGTAATACCGCACTCTAAGTATAGACTTGATAATAAATAACCCCCCTTTTATATTGCGGAAATTAAATACAGAAAAGAACACAATATTAAAACAGATGAGTAAAGACCCAAACGTAGAAAGCGTAATAGAGCTTATTAAAGCTCGTTCTGAGAAAGGATTAAAGGAATACGGTACTGACACCACCAGAAAAGATTATAACGCCTTAGATTGGCTTAATGAAGCTCAAGCAGAGGCATTAGACTTAGCCATTTACTTAGAGGTAATAAAGAAAGACTATGTTAAGTTTAAGGAGTTGATTAAGTCTACGCCTAATGATAAGATTTTGGGCGGTAAGATAAGGAAGATATATGGGTGATTAACTATTCTCTATTACCATTGTAAATTCGGAAGGAAGAATTTCATTAAGCTTTTTCATTGTAGCCTTAGATGATGTTATGTCCGACTATAATACAACCCAATAAATGTATTATATTTGCGCAATGAGAGATACAAAAGGTAGGTTTACTAAAGGTTATAATATGACACCTGAAGAGAGGCTGAAAAAACATAGGTCAGCCGTAAACTCTTGGAAGAATAGAAGTGATTATATAGGTGACTTAAAGAAGCACCCTCTTTATAATAGTTGGAGGTATAAGTTTACTAAAAAAGGAAAGGCGATTGGATGGGACTCAAAATGGGATAAATTTAAAGATTTTTATAATGATGTCATTCCTTTTTACGAGGAAGGTAAAAAATTCTGTAGAAAAGATTTTTCTGATACATTT